CACGGCGTTGGCGCATTTGATCGATGGCCCGGTGATCGTATCCATCTTGCCCGAGCGCTTGTTCTTGACCTGCCAGCTGTAACCCCACTCCTCGCTCTTGCCGGCGGCCATGCCCTTGAGCCTGGCGCGGATCGCCGTCTCGTCGCGCGGGAATTGCTTCGCCACCGCCATGCGATTGAGCAGCAGCTTATTGTTCGCGTCGGCCGTCGTCAGCGCCTGCATCTGCGACGCCGGCTGCATCACCTCAGTTTGCGGCTCGCGCCGCGCGACCTGCCTTGCCATCAAAGTCTCCCCCTTCTCAGCGCGAGATCTCGCGCGCCACGTCGCCGATGGAGATCGCGAGCACGTTCGCGTGCGCGTTCTGCATGTCGTCCCATGAGACCGTGCGCTCCAATTCGCGGTTGCCCATGATGCCGAGGATCTGCGCGCCATAGGTCTCGATCGTCACGCGCATGAGCAAGCCGGGATGTTTTTTCTTGGCCGATAGGATCGCGTCGGCCGCCTCGCGGAACGTCTGCATTTGTGAAACTCCTTAATCTCGTGAAGCTCGTGAAACTTTTCGGTGGGGGGCGAGCACCAAATGGCCTCGGCACTCGCCCCCTGCACCGCCCCGCAAAGCCGCATGCCCGCCCTATGAGGCACGCGGCCCAAGCCCACCCCGCACCGGAATGGGCTCGGTCTCTAACCCCTGGCGACCTGATCTTCCCTGATCCGGATCCCGGGGAATGTGCGCGATCGATCCTGCCCGTGCAGCTTCTTCACCGTCGCCTCGATCGCCTCGATGATGCCCTGCGGCCGGCCCGTCGGGTGCATCGCGCACAAGGCCTCGAATGCCTTCATCGGGTCGATCACCTCGTAGGCGTAGACCGTGACAAGTGACGCGCTACGCTTTACGCCGTCGACCCTAAATTCGGCGCCGACCTTGGCGCGCTGGCTCTGCACCGCGGCGGCTGCCTTCTCCGCTTTCTCGGCCGCGCGATCGGCGAGCTCGGCCTCGACGGCCAGCGCCATCGTGTTCCCGCTCTGCAGGTCCTGATCGGCTTGGCGCTGCGCCTCGGCCGCGATCTGCTCTGCCCGGCGGCGCTCGGCCTCGGCCGCCTCACGCTTCTCGCGCGCGATGCGATCGATCTCGGCCTGCTGGCGCTTCAGCCAATCGGTGAGCAGCGGCTCGATCTTGTCGAGGATCAACTCGCAGGCGATATCGAGCGGCGCATACTCCTCGCCCAGCGCCTTGACCTGATCCTGCAGCGGCTTCCTCGCCGCTTTGAGCTCGGCCTCGACTTCCTTCTGCAGTTCGCGCGCCTGCGACTTGAAGCCTTTCAGCTTCGCCGCGTTCTCGGCGGTGTCGATCACGCGGCCCTTGACCACGTCGAAGGTATTGAGCCACGCGCTGGCCGTGGCGACGAGCTCCTGCTTGCGCGCCTCGAGCCTGGCAATGCCGACGAGCTCAGGCGGATTGTTGTGCCCGACGGGCGGCCGGCTCGAGCACTGATCGCATTCCTCGGTGATCGCGACACCGTGCAGGCATTGTCCAGGCGGTGCCATGGCGATGACGGATGACGGCGCCGACGACGGGCGCAATATGGTGGGCGGCTTCGGCTTGATTTCCTTCAGGCCCTTCCCGAGCCGCGCTGCTTTAGCCTTTGGCATTGGGAACCTCCGGCGCCACGTACACGCACAGGATCGGCTTGGTCTCGAACGGCGGCGCCTTGTCGAACAGCGTCTCGACCGTGACGATCTGATCGCCGTCCTTGGTGTTGACGACCACCTCTTGCCCCCGTTGCAGAGGGATCGGCCCCGTCCAATGGTAGGTGTAGCTTTTGCGATCCCACGGCTCGAATTTGACAGACACGTACTGCATCAGATTTCCCCCATCTGGCGAACGACCGGCCTCGCGGCCGTGACTGCGACGTCGACGATGTGCTGGCCCTGGATGCGCAGCTGCGCGCCCCAGCGGTGCACGGTGAGCCGCGCCTCGAGCAGCGGCGAGAACGGCGATGGCTTGAAGCGAAAGTCATTGACGATCCACAGCTTGCCGCCGGGATCCGACAGCATGCCGAGCGCCAGGTGATAGCCCTCGAACTTTCCGACCAGCGGCGGCAGCTGGAACTCGTGGCCGGGCGGCGTGGTCAACACGCGCGGCCACTCGATCGCGATGGTCATTTTCCCCCCTTTTTGGCTGGCGGTGTCGGGCCGATCGGCTCGGCCTTGCGAATGTCGGCGACGACCACGCCGGCCCTGCCATCATTGGCGGCGGCTGAAGCGATCAGCGTGTCCCACCATCGCGCCGTCTCGACCGCGTGCCTGTACTGGTCTTCGCGCACGGGGCTCGCCCAGATGAAATGGTCGGCCCACATAATGACGGCGTCGGCCGTCACCTCATCGAAGCGCTGGACGTCGGCCGGCGACGGCCTGGCCGAGCCGATGACGCATTCGACCGCGCCGTTTCGACGGTCCCAAGTCGCGCAGGGAATCCAGAGGCCTTTGCGATTCCAGCGGAAGCGCCAGAAACCGGGGAACGGTGCGCCAGGCCCATCCCATCCGGTGAAATTGTTGGCGCCTAATGCGCGCCAGTAAAAGCTCCAACGATCAGCCACCCCGACGCCCCCACAAGAACTCAGGACGTCATGAGTTGCATATCATGCAACACGGCGCAAGTAGGGAATCGCCGTGTGCAAAACCTGTTCACTGGAACTTTGAGGCCAGGCCCTTGGGGGCTGGTGCCGCCGGCGCCGCGGGCTTCGCCGTCTTGCTAGGGGCCTTGCGCGGCTTGGCTTTTTCCCGCTCGCGCGCGGCGATTGCGGCCAGTGCGGCCTGCGCCATCGGCCCGCCCATGGGGTTGATGACCGGCGGTGCGATCGCCTTCGGCGGATTCGGCGGATCGCCTTCGGCCATGAGCTCGAGCGATTTCTCGGCCTTCTTCTCCGTCACCGGCACGAGCTCGACGGTCGCTTCCTCGACCGGCGGCGCCAGGCTTGCGGCTGCCGCGCGCGAGGCGATGAGCTCGGACTTGCCGGCGATCGACGGCAGCAGGATCTGGCCCATCTGGATGACGCCCACGCCCAGCAGGATCAGCGCATAGGTGAACTTGTCGCCGACGGCGAGGCCCACCATCGACAGCACGGTGCCGAGCATCTTGGCCTTGGGATCCGCGGGCGGCTTGCCGATCTCTTGCGTGCGCTTCTCGTGCAGCTGGGCGAGCTCGCGGTCGATCTTGATCTTGTGCCGCACGGCGCTGAGCTCCGATCGCTTCTGCGGCAGCGCGACGTTGGCCTGGGCCCGCGCGGCGACCGCGGCGGCTTCCCGGCTCTTGCTGGCAAGGGTCGCCTCGAGTCCCTTGATCTCGAGCTCGAGGGCATCGGGATCCGCGAATACCGCGACCTGCCAGGACTTCTCTTTCTCGAGCTCGGCGATGCGCCGCTCGACACTCGAGAGCGCGGACTCGTTTGCCATGTCCTTGGCCTGGGCGCCCATGAACACGCTGCCGAAGAACGTCAACTGCATCACGGCGGTGTAGGTGCAGGCGGCGATCAGCATCAGCATGCCGGCGAACGCGGCCTTGTTGTCATTGCGCAGCCGCCTCGAGCGGATCGCCGACAGTGCGCTGCGCTCGTATGAGACCAGGCCGATCGACAGCGCGATCAGCACGCCGGCGGCGATCATTTGCGTGGTGTAGTCGAGGCCCATGCTCTGCACCGCCACCCATGCACCAAGCGATGAGGTGGCAGCGGCGAGGATGGCAAAGCCCCATCCGAGGCGAACGATCGGCCTCGACAGGCTGTCCGAGTTGCGGCGGAAACGCTTGAGCCAGACGATCGGCGACATGGTGGCAAGCTCCGGTTGCGGGCCTGCCGGCAGATATGCCGCGATTCTCTATGGCGCGTAGGACACCACGGGATCGCCTTGGTGGCGCCAATCCCAGAGATACCAGGCGTGATTTTCGCTCGGGCTCGCCTTCGGCTTGCCGGTCTCGGGCTCGACGAACCATACGATCCTGCGCGTCAGCACGATCTTGCGCGACCAGGCCGGGCAGTCGCGGAACAGGTCGACGCGGCCGTTGGCGCTGTCGAAGTCGACGCGCAGCAGCATGGCCACCCACCCCTTGAACGGCTTGGTGAGCTCGAGCGCCTTGCGGCAGAACTCCGGGGCGATGTTGTAGGGCGGGTTCGTGACGATGCCGCGGATCGACGAGCTCGGCAGCACGTCTTGCTTCAGGAAGTCGTAGCCGCCCTTGAGATCTGTCGCGAGCGTGCGGAACCGCTTCTCGAGCACCTTGACCATGGCGTTCTCGCCGCACGCCGGCTCCCACACGGATCCTGGCCGGGTCTCGACATGGGCGAGCAGGCACTCGGTCACCCACTCGGGACCGGTGCCGTAGAAGTCGAGCGTTTTGCGCTTGTAGCCGGATTTACGTTGCGACATGGCGCACCCTCACCTTGAGATCGAGACGAAATTTGCCGGTGCGCGGCACCACCAGCACCAGGCCCTCGCGCTCGAGCAGCGCGATGATCCGGCCCCACACGGCATCGGTGAGCTCGTCAGCGGCGTTTCTTGGCATGGGCTCGCATCACCAGGGGATCGAACCGCAGCGCCGCCTCGGGCGCGCGGAAGGACACGGTGAACAGCCAGATGCCGACGGCATCGGCGGCGTTGTGATTGGTGCAATTCCAGCCGCGCAGCGCCATGGCTTCAAACGGCGGATATGGCTTCACGTCTTTGCCGAACCGGGACTTGCCGAGCGGGCCGCACAGCGCGGTTTTCCATTTCTGCGCCGTGACCTGCCGGCAGTCGACGCCGATGCGCTCGCACACTTCCTCGGTCTTCATGCACAGACCGTTGAGCTTCATCAGCGTGGCGGCATTGGTCTTCTGCCCGCCCCACCTGATCGATGGCGCCGCCTCGTGCACGACGATGGCCGGCTTGACCTGCTGGATGAGCTCGCGCAGCCAGGCGTCGTGCATGATCAGCGAATTGGGGAGAGCGCCGCCGCGGTTGCGGAACGTGCCCCACACCGGGGCCTTGTCCGTCGGTGCGCCGTGGCAGAACCCGGTCTCGGTCGCAATGTCGAGCGCCAGGATCCGGCCGAGATTGTCCTCGCGTAGCCTCACGCGACTTGCGCCTCATCGCGCCGCGCGCTGGCGACGGCTTCGGCGACGGTGAGCAGCTGCTGCACGGCGGTGTCGATCTCGACCCGATAGCCGATGAGATCGGCGGGATCGCGCACCTGCAGATCGCTCATGAGCTCGGCGAGGTCCCTGATGCATTTCGACGTGCTGCGCTGGTTGAAGCTCTTGATACCCTGGCGCTTCAGTTCCTCTTTCACTTGCTCGGCCGACTTCAGGCTCTTGAGCTTTGAGACGTCGCCGCGCTTGAGCGCTTCCTCGATCTGCCCCATGCCGATCTCGCCGCGCGTGATCATGCGCTGGATATTCCGGGGCGCTTCGTCGCGGATCTTTTGCGCGCGGATCAGCGTGCCCTTCGACACGCCGGTCATCTCGACCACCTGTTCGATCGAGAGACCGCGCATCTTGCGAAACGCCGCGGCGGCCATGGCGCGCTGTGCCACGCTCAAGTGCCGGCGGTTGATGTTGAGGCTCTCGACGAGCTCGCCGGCCTCTTGCTCGGACCCGGCGAAGAACTTGAAGTGCGAGCGATCATAGGGGATGCCGGCGACGGCCAGCGCGGCATAGCGGTTGCGGCCGTCGAGGATGGTGTCGCCGTAGATGATGATCTTTTCGAGCAGCCCATCGCGTTTGATGCTGTCGGCGAGCTCGGCGAGCTCCTCGGCCGGCAGCATCGGGAACAGATCGGCGAACGGATGCGCGACCAACGACCCGATCCGGGGCTCGATGGCGGCGTAGGCTGCGTCGGACATTGGTTTCCCTCGATGGTGAAAAGCCGGGGGCCAAATCAGGCTTGCGTGCGCTGCTCTGGTTGACGCCGCCCCGGCTCGACGTATCCCCGGGTTAGGGATCTCAGTGAACCGGATCGGCTTCTTTCTTGCGCTTGCGCTTCTTCTCGACCTCGTGCGCCTCGATCACCTTCGCCGCGCGCTTGGCCGCGTCGCCGGCGCGAATGTCGTCGTCGGTTTCTTGCTGCTGCGCGAACAGATCGGGCTGTTCCTCGGTGCCGAGCTTCAAGGCCTCGACGCCGGCGTTGAGCGTGCGCAGGAAGTCGGCGACCCCGTCGGCCGATTGCTTCGCCAGCTGGCACAGCAGGTTGAAGGCCTTGCGGTTGTAGCCTCGCTGTTCCTCGAGCGTCTTGACCTGCTGGCCGACGTCGCCGTTGGCTTTGCCGGCCTTCTCCCGGCTGCGCACGACGTTGGCCACGTCCTTGACCATTTGCTCGCTGTCGCAAGCCAGGTTGCGCCCGTCGACGGCGCCGTCATCCATCAGATCCTTTGCCATTGGAAAACCCCCTCACACGTGGGTTAACGCGCACGCTTCTGCTGCTGACGCGGAGCACACAGTTGGAGGTACGTGACTTTGCCTCTGGTCACCTTGCCGACCGCTTCAGCGAACAGCGGATCGGGCCGGCGGATGGCACCAGATTCGTAGCGGGAGAACGTAGTCTTATCGATCAGCCTGGCGCCGCGGGGCAGGTGCGCTTTCACGCGCTCGAGGAAGGCAACGGCCGTTAAACCGTGGGCCTTGCGCCACATCACCAGGGGATGATCAGGGTCGACGTTCTTGGCGGCGATAGCCGTGGGCATTTTACGCGGTCCTCTCTGTCCTCGCTTGGACATGGATTCGCGTGTTGCATGACCTGCAACTGGAGTCCAGAGGGTGCCGGTGGATAACGGAAAACGGCCCCGGCCGTGTGGGCGACCGGGGCCGTCAGTGATCGAGCGGCGTGTGGGGGCCGCTCGTTGGAGCCGTGGTCGTCCGCATTGGGGCCTTACCGTGTGAGGGGGCGGCAGCCAGCAGACACCTACTGCGCTCGGGCACCGAATGCGTAACACCAGCGCAACGGATTCGACAAGCGGTTGCGATCGGTGAAGACGTCGTTAATCGAATCGCACAGAAAAGGGGGCAGCGCGGTGGGTGCCGCGCTGCCCCCGATGGGCAGATCAGGACGCCCTGGCCCTGGAAGGCCCGCGTCCTCGGATGGCAAGAGGAGCCTCGCCATGGCGAAAAGCTATGATTCAAACCGCCCTCGCACGCAAGCCAAATCCAGCTGGATAGCGGTCTCTCGCGATCTCGCCTCGCATCCGATCGTCGGCGAGGAGGTTCAACCACCGAGGCCCGCCGACCCTAAGCGCGCCGCGTGGTTTCCCATCATGGTGTGGGAGTGGATGCTTCGCGAGGCGGCGTTCGACAACCGCACGTGCCGCTTCCTCGGCAAAGACTTCGCCCTCGATCGCGGCCAGCTGGCCGCCGCGCAGAACTTCCTCGCCACCAAGGCGAACTGGACGCGGTCGGCGGTGCGCATCTTCCTCGCCAAATTGGAGCGCGAGGGGATGATACAAATCAGCGTCCCGATCGAGGTGCAGAAGGGGCAATTAGGCCTGAATCTGCACAGCCAGGGTCACAGCCAGGGTCACAGCCAACCCACCACCATCTTAACCATTTGTAACTACGACAAATTCCAGGCTCGCCCAAAGATGAACAGCCAGGGTCACAGCCAGGGTCGCGCCAGAGTCAATACAAGTGACAACAGACAAGAGGACTCTCTAGTCGGTCCGTTGGAACAACAGAGTCCTGTAGCAGAGCAGAATCGATCGATTGCTTCGCGGACCGACGGTGCCCATGGCGATCGCCTGCCCTTCACCGAGCAATCCCTCGCGGCGTGCGAACAGATGGGCTTTACGAGAGAGACGATCGTTGCCCGGTACTACGAACGCACGGCCAGGCGGCGCTCGCCGGTTCGGGATCCCAGCGCCTACCTGATCGCGATCGCGGTCGACCTGGCCAGCAAGGCCCGCGGCGTGCCGGCTGACGCGGTCCGGCAGTCGATCAGCAAGAGCACCGAGGAGCGCCAGGCCGGCCAGGCGCAGGTCACCGGCGCGGCGCGCGAGCCAAGCCATGACTGCCTCGAGCGCGTGCGCCGGCGATGCGAGACGCGCGGGCTGATGGTCACGGCGCTGGTCGCCGCCTGGCAGCAGCGCACCAAAGGCGCCACGGTCCTGAAGCCCGACGCCAACCTCGAGGCCTTCGCGCAATGGTGGTTCGACAAGCAGCGAGGCGCCGCGTGATGGCGCTCCCCAGCAACAAGGCCATGCGGGAATCGGCTTACAAGGCGATCGAAGCCTTTGGGGCAAGGCCGATACCATGCACGGTGTTCTCAGAAAAAATGATGCGAGCACCAGGTTCAGGCGAGTGCGTCGCATTTCCCGTGCGGCCCGCATCGCCCTCGGGCTCCCGCTCCACGTCGGTGTCGACGATCGCGATCTGGAACGTGCCCGTTACTATCGCGCCCTCGAGCAGCTGATCGCCCGCGAGGCACGCGAAGCCGATCTGAAGCCGCTCGCCCAGATCGGCTTTGATGGTCGGCCGGCGCCGAAGCTGATCGCCACACTCGAGCACCCCGACAACGAGGGGCTCACCGATCAGCAGCGGCGCGATCTCGACGGCGGCTATATCGCGATGCGCAACACCACGAGCTCGCCGCTCGACTATTTCTACTTCCAGAGCAAGACCGGCATCGCCTTCTGGGAATGGATCGCCGGCAAGCGCTTTGAGTACGATTGGCATATCGCCTCGAGCGGGCATGCGCTCACGCAAAGCCTGCAGTCGCTGATGCTGGCGAAGGTTTCCAAGCTCACTCGATCCGAATTGAGGGACCGGCGATTGCGCCCGCGCACGTTCAAGCCGCGCGGCGCCAAGCGCATCAAGGCCTCGCCCACATCGATCAGCGACAACAAGCTCGACGCCATGGCCAGGCTCGGGCGCCTCTGCGATTCCGTGAGCAACGTCTCATGGTTTCTGCTGCAGGAGATCGTGGGGAAAGAGCGGACAGCGCGCGACGTGGCGTTGCAGCTGCGCGAGACTCCCGACTACATCGGCCGGCGCTTCCGCGAGTCTCTGACCGAGGCAGCGGCGCACTATCGACTAGGACCAAGCAGCCGGCCGAGGGACACATGAACGGAACGCGCGACGGACTCGAGATGGCGATCGCCGCCATCACCGGACTCGAGAAGCACCAGGTCGGCCTGATCCTGATGGCGATCGCCGCGGTGCTGATCGCTTCGCTTCCCGGCGATTGGATCAAACGGCGATGATCTACGATGACGCGCGCTTCAGCGGTGAACTGATCGAGTTGCAGCGGCGGCACCAGCCGCGCATACCACCTCGCCGCGAGGTGAGGATGGTCCCGATTGACGCCGCTTTCGAGCGCCAGGCGCTCGATGCCGCACGCACTTGCTGGCATTGCCACACGACTTTCGCCAGCGTGCAGGAACGCGACAGTCACTTGCAGGCCTGCCGCTACCAGGTTGCACGCTCCGAGTCGTAATCGCGCGGCGTGCCAGTGGGTTGATGATGGTCGATTGCACGACCGTTGCAAGAAACCCCGATAAACGGCCCATAAAATTGGAGAAATTGCGGGGCCGCAATCCGGCGAAACTCCCGGGCAAGCGCCCGCGATCGGCCGCGACCAGGCGCAAAACGCAAAAAACCCGACGCACTTGCGTGCGCCGGGCTCCAATGGTGATCCGAAGGGAAGCGATCAGTTGTCGATGTAGTGCACCGGCGCTGTAATCGGCACCAGGCAAGCCCGGTGCGGGCCGCCGGTCCAACGTCCATCGGGCAGCAGGTCCCAAGTGTAGACCATTGCGTGGGTGCCTTCGTGCAGGTCCTCTGCCCAATGTGCCACCTTGCGATGGTGGCGGCATACGCCCTCGCCGACGACCACCCAAATATCGTCGACGCCGCGCGGGATTGCGCCCGCGCGCAGGCCTTCCACTGTTGTGCGTTTCAGCATTTGTTAACCTCGCTGGCTGCTCATCAGGCCATGGCCACCACGCCATGACGACCAGGGGCGAGCGCAGGAGCACCCACGCCGCCCGAGGTTTCGCGTCACCGGCCCCGCGCCACCTTGAGGTGGATCACGTTGCCATCCTTCCACTCGGAGATCAGACCAGCGTCGCGCCACCGCGACCGCCAACGTGTGACGGTCGCCGGGTCAACACCGAAGCGGGCAGCCAAGGCCGCGTTCTGCACGCGCAGCTTCCCACCGTTCCGGCTGATCTCACCAAGCGCCCATTGCAGCGCTCGCTGCTCAGGGCTGAGTCCAACGTCGTCAGCTTCGACGTCTTGCTCATCGGTGCGACCGCTCCGCAGAAGCGCCATGCCGAAGCACGACACGAGCTCCATCGCACCGCCTGCCAGCCATGTCAGGGCCAGCAGCAACGTCGCCTCATTCCACCCGGTTGCCCGCGAAAGAACCTCGATCTGAGGATCTGCGGCGGCTGGCCTGGCGGAACCGTCGAGCACCTTGCGTGCGTCGCCGATCCGGGACTCCAGATCAGCGGCGCGTCTCGACTTGGCGATCTGCTCACGTATGCGCTGGGCGGGCTCGCATGCTTCCCGTGACGCGGCCTTCGACACGTCGGTGCACTTTGCAGTGCGCCTCCATACGTCGACCGGCACGGTGGTTTCGAGTCTCGCCTCGAGGCTGGCCACGGGCTCGACTTGCCCGAGAGATGCCAACTCGGCCCGCGCCTTGCTGTAGGCGTCGGCCGCGCGGTCATGAGCACCCATCACGTGCTCGCGTCCGCTTCCCGTGTCCTTGCGCAGTTTGAGCAACATGCCGTCGACCGCGATCATCGAGACCACGGCCAGCAGGCATGCAGTGACGCCCGACCCGAGCATCGCCCCGTAGCGACGTTCCCGCACGGCGTCGGCCGCCGTCGAGAACATCAGGGTTTTGACCAGGTCGAGCGCTGCCGCGAAGCCGGCGAGGCCGATAGAAGTCGCAAGGCTCGGCGCCCACTCGGCATAGTAGAACGCGGACAGCGCAGCGCTGCCCACGCAGACGACGCCCACCGCAACGCGCGATGGGCTTGGCAATGAAAGCTGCATGTAATCACCTCTTTCGCTGCTCATCAGGCACCAGGCGCGACCCTGGTGCGACGCGCGGGTTGCCCCGCGCGTTTCGCTAGATCAGGCGGATATCGAGGACGGTCGACCCGTCCGTGAGCATTTGCTCGACCAGCTTCGCCCTGTCGAAGTCGACGCATTCGGCGTTCAGCACGTAGACGTTTTCAAGGTCCACATTCTGCTCCTGCAGGGACAGCAGGAATTTCAGCAAGTCGGCTGCGCACGTCAGATCGTTCTCGACCACCACCTTGTACTGCTCTGGCATGTGTCACCTCGGCTGCTCATCAGGCCTCGCCAACCACGACGAGGCGACGCGCGGTTGCCCGCGCGTTTCGCTACAGTTCGGCGACGATCAGCCCGGAATAGCCGAGCAAAAGATCGTAGCGCTTGCCGTCCCACGGCACCCCGCGCCACACCCACCACCCGTCGTGATCCTTGCGCGGCTTGATGCCGGCTTCGAGCGCGACGTGCATCAACACGCGCCAGCGCGTATCGCTGCGATCTTGCGAGTCACCGCAAGGGATGGCGGCATAGTCCGGATTGTTCAGGGCCGGATCGAGCGAAATACTCATGTGCTTGTCCTTTCGGGCTGCTCATCAGGACCGGCGAACCACCGCCGGCCGACGGGGCAAGGCGCCCCGTTTCGCTATGTGAACCACGCGATGAGGATTGCGACCGCCATCGCGATCAGCACCCCGAGGTGCGTTCCGCGCTTGCGTGCCTTGTCGCTCAACTCAGGGACCGGCAGGCCGGTCTCTGCATCCTCACCACGCGCGCGTCTGCGGTCCTGAATCGCAAACGTGGCGCCCTCGGTCGCCCGAGGCTCGCGGTATTTGGTTTCGAGGTACGCATTCCACGCTCCCCAATCTTCAGCGGCAAAGGTTACCGCCTTCTTACGATTGGCAACCGCGTATGCGTTCCAGGCCTCGATTGACGGCCATTGCTGGCGTCGATCCAACTGCATGACTCACCTCATTGGCTGCTCATCAGGGATGCGCCACCACGCGCACCCGACGCGGGTTGCCCCGCGTTTCGCTCACAACAGCGACTCTTCCAGCGCCGCAATGCGATCGACAAAGTCGACGGGCAGGGAAATTTCCTCGCCGTCGTCATAGAGCCAATACGCTTGCGCCGTATCGGCGAGGAACTCAGTCAACACGACGTTGAGCGCGACCGCGTGATAGAACGAGCCATTGCTGGCCTGCTCTTTCACGTAGGCGACCGCGTCAGCATCGGTTGCGAAAAGCACCTCGCTTTGATCGTCGCGCTGAATCTCGGCGCCACGATTGTCGCTGTTCATGATGCACCAGCCCTCGGAAAGCGCCCGGGCCTGGTTGAACTTGGCAAGTCTCATCTGTTCACCCTTTCGGCTGCTCATCAGGCGATGGCCACCACGCCACCGCGACCGGCCGAAGCCGGTTTCGCTACGCTTTCGCGTTTCCATAGTGCGCGGCGCGCGCATGCTTCAGCCCGTAGGCCTCGCGTGCACGCTTGGCGCCTTCCGATGCGCCGGAGAACTCGGCGAACAGCAAAGGCTGATCGCCATGGCTCACCCACTCCCACGCGCCCGGCTCGCGCCGATCGGCAGGATCATCACACCGGATTCCATAGAGCTTCTGCATGTTGCACCTCATCGCTGCTCATCAGGCGATGGGCGCGACCCCATCGCGACGCGCAGTTGCCCGCGCGTTTCGCTCAGTGATTGACGAAATACGTCACAAGCGCCGGATCGGCGTCGACCAGCACGAACACATCAGCGAGCGTCGCTAGTGCTATTGCTGGCGTCTCAGCAGACTCGAGAGCCGAAGCGACGAAAAGCCTATCGCCGCGCGCCCATGCGTCTGCCAATTCTTGCGTCGAGTAGTTCATTGCTAACCTCATCGCTGCTCATCAGGCCACCCGCGCGACCAGGTGGCGACCGGCCGAAGCCGGTTTCGCTGGTTCACCCCACGAAGACCTTGCCGCACGTGTTGCCGTTGATGTCCCGCAGGCGGTGCTTGCCGCCATGCCAGCACATTTCTTGCAACCCGTCGTCGCGGTCGAGCTTGGTGGCGAGCTCGCGAAGCATGCGCGCCACCTCTGCCGCCCGCGATTCCTCGAAAGCGGCGTTGCCCATGTCGATCGTGATCGTGATCTTCATCTGTTCACCTCATCGGCTGCTCATCAGTGCCGGCGAACCACCGCCGACAGACGCGCGAGTTGCCCCGCGCGTTTCGCTATTCCTCGCTGTCGTCTTCGTCCTCATCCTCATGAGTGAAGAACTCATTGGCGTGGGCCATGTCGGCCACGTCATCCTCGCTCATGTATTTGAGGCAGGCCATAATGACCGTGTCGCGGTCCAATAGCCCTTCCTCGACGGCTTCAAGGATTTTGTTGGTCACCTTGCGGCTCTGCATGTTTCACCTTTGTGGCTGCTCATCAGGCGTGCGGAACCACCCGCACGCGACGCGCGATTGCTCGCGCGTTTCGCTCACTTCATGGTGCGCGGAAGGCTGAAACCATCCATCGCGTCGTCAGTCACTTGGACGAAAACGTAGTCTCCGTTCCGCGTGACGCCACCATGCCAGACGCCGCCCCATCCCAATTTGCTCACCAATGCCATCGCCGCGAGGCGAGCATTGACGCGCGGGTTAGCGCTGTCGTCTTGGTCAACAGTCTTGGCCCCCGCGGCGCACGACGCACGCCAACGGTTTTCCATGTTGCGCTCTGTCGGCCCGACAAAACGCACGGTTATCGCTTGTCTCATGTGTTCACCTCATCGGCTGCTCATCAGTGCCGCGGCACCACCCGCGGCAGACGCGAGCCTCGCGGCCCGCGTTTCGCTTAATCGTTGTATTTCTCGATCCGGCCGAGCTTGCCGAGCCGCGCGAGCGGCCCATCCGTTTGGGCCGCCTGAGCTTCCGCGAGCGTTGCAAATCGCTTTGCTTCGCTGCGCTTGAAGCTCCATTCGCCGCGCGCCGTCAGAAAGCACGTGACGCCCCACGCATTGGCGCTTTCGATCGTGTAGTGCATTGGTCACCTCATTGGCTGCTCATCAGGCCTCGGGCACCACCCCGAGACGACCGGGCCTTTCGGCCCGGTTTCGCAATCACGCTGCAGTCAGAAGGCGTGGCATATCCGCAGGGTTGACGTAGAACGACAACCCCATGTCCTTGCCGCAAAACATCGAGTGACGAACGCACACGGCGCCTTGCGGCACCGGCACCGTCTGCCCCTCGGCCGTCTGATTCCACGGCGCGACCTGGTTGTGCTTGTCGGCCGAGCCGATCGGCTCGCCCGCGAGCGTGCATGTGCGATACTGCGAACGCGAGCCGCCCGACCAGTTCAGGTCGTGCAGCGTGACATGCGCCGCGGCATACACACGAAACTTGCGACCCCGGTAAGCCGGGAAAGTAGCGCGCACCAGGCGCTCGACCTGGGCGCGCGTCGCTTTGATGGGCTCTTGCATGTGTCACCTCATTGGCTGCTCATCAGGCGCCGGGAACCACCCCGACGCGACGCGCGGTTGCCCGCGCGTTTCGCTTAGTTCGCCTTCACCGGGCGCATGCTCTCACGGAACACCGCTTCCGATAGGTCCGTGCCCCATCGCGCCAGCGCGACATCGCCGGCCACATTGGCGTGCGCGGAACGAACCGCGACGCCAGCTGCAGCAAGTCCGCGGCAATAGGCTTCGCAGGTCCGGAAGTCCGACTGCAAAAGCCGCTTGCGGCCACCCGTGGGTGACACGACGTCCCAATCGAAGTTTGAGACCGCGAACACGTTGGCAATGCCGCACTGGTAGACAAGCACGGCGCGTTCAATCTGCATGGTTCACCTCATTGGCTGCTCATCAGTGACCAGGCACCACCCTGGCCAGACGGGCCTTGCGGCCCGTTTCGCTAGTGCATCGAGACGCCTACCGCGTCGCGCGCGATGCGCTCCGCCTCGCCGTTCCCGAAACCGACTTCGACCAAATGAAACGCGACCGCCTCAACGGTGTCGACCGGATCGCAACCAAATTGCTCGGCATCGCCGATCAGGGTCGAGATCAGTTCAACGGTTGAATCGCTCAGCATGTTGTCACCTCATTGGCTGCTCATCAGATCGCGGGAACCACCCCGCGATGACCGGGCCAACGCGGCCCGGTTTCGCTCATTTGATCGTCAGCACCAGCGCCATAGGCGTTAGCGCCACGATCAGCGGGCAGATTGAGAGAAGCAGATCGAGAAACATAGCTGCACCTCACTGGCTGCTCATCAGGCCGCGGGAACCACCCCGCGACGACCAGGCCGCAAGGCCTGGTTTCGCTTCAGTCGACGACGTTGAACTCGGCAATGCAAAAGTCGCGCTTGTACGTGCCCGCGCGCTCCTCTTTCTGGCCGCCGCGATCGGAACCGAAGAACATCCGATATCCAGCGTCCATTTTCGCCACCTCATCGCGCGACATGCGGGCATGACTCGCGAAACTCGGGGGGCGATACGCCGACAGCCATTTGCGCTTGGCAGGCTTTGCCTTTTTGAGCTTGCGCGTGCGCGGTGCAGGCTTGGCAATCTTGTCAGGCTTGCACCATGCGAAGCGAGCCGCGAAGTCGGACTCGCAGTGATTCAACGGCACGAATTGTCCCATAGTCTCACCTCATTGGCTGCTCATCAGTAGCCGGGCACCACCCCGGCTAGACGGGCCTCGCGGCCCGTTTCGCTATGCGCTGAACACGACGGTTTCGCCGTCGATAGTGTGCGCCGCGCGCTTGCTCAGCAATTCGTGCGCGGCTTGCTCCGGAATCTTCCACCCATCGCACAGCACGCGCACCATGTTGGCGCGGTCCCGCTTGAAGGCGTAGCCGTTGATTGCCCATGCGACGATGCCGGGCGCGTAGATCATCGGCGACGAACCGAGGCGATATGTCTGCATGTGTTCACCCTTTTTTCGGCTGCTCATCAGGCACCAGGCACCACCCTGGCACGACCGCGCGCGACCTTTCGGCCGCGCGGGTTTCGCTCATCTGTAGGCCACAAACTGATAGGCCAGCACCGCGGACACACCGCCGGAGAACAGCGCCATAGCGACGTTCCCATCTACCAGGTTACTTGCGCAGACTAGCGCGTTCACCAGGAGCACAGCGACGTGAACCACGGTTTCGGTTGTCGACCACATTGACTCACCTCATTTGGCTGCTCATCAGGCGCCAGCAACCACGCTGACGCGACCGGCCGAAGCCGGTTTCGCTTAGGTGATCTTGATGGTCGCATCCGTGTCCGCTTGCGCGGGCACGTCTACGCTCACCTCCTGAACCGTCGGCTCGGGCACCTCGACCGTGAACACGACCTTGCGGATCGGCTGCTCATTGTCGAGATCGTCGTGGCTTTCGTTGCCGTCCACCACGGCGCGGGTGTTGCCATCGCCGTCAACCCAGATTTCAATCGTCAGAGATGCCATTGCATAACCCCTTTTCGGCTGCTCATCAGGACCGGGCCACCACGCCCGGCCGACCGGCCGAAGCCGGTTTCGCTGGTTTATAGCTTGCTCGCGAACCACCGCCCGACCGCTTCAAGGCCGTGCAGGAAGGTTGCGACGCCCACGCCCACCAATGCGGCGGCAAACGCCGTGATGGATGCGAGCCCCACGCAATAGAAAAAAGCGCTTGCAAACTCTGCCATGTGTTCAACCCTTTTCGGCTGCTCATCAGGCCGGCGGAACCACCCGCCGACGACCGGGCCTTGCGGCCCGGTTTCGCTTAGCGTCGTCGCCGCGCCAGCCGCACAGGCCAGCACAGCGACCAGGCAAGGCCAAGCACGAAGCGCTCGACCAGCCAAACGACCACGAGCAACGTGCCCGTGACCGTCCAACCGAATGCGAGCGCCGCTAGGAACACGTAGACCGTTCCTAGTGCCGGGCCACTGTCGACAACAAAACGAACGATTGACATTGAACACCTCGTTTAGCTGCTCATCAGGCCATGGGCACCACCCCATGGCGACGCGCGCGAGCGTTCATGCTCGCGGCGCGTTTCGCACTCAGCTGTTTCAAGGTGCCGAGTAGATTCCGGAGGCCTACAGCGCAGGAAGCCAGCTAGGCTATGCAGCTGCGGATATCTCGCGGACGCTCGGCCAATCACCTATCGGCTGCTCATCAGTGCCCGGGCACCACCCCGGACAGACCGGGCGTTGCCGCCCGGTTTCGCTTGGTCTAGCGTTCCATCGTTTCGCGGCTTTCGCCGTCGCTCAGGTGCCCACCGTCGCGGATCATACCGCCCGCTAGGTGAAGCCCGAACGCCAGCGCGCCGCCTACCAGCGCCCAGCCCGGCGAGAAAATCCCGCCGATTGCCGTGCCACCGGAGACGATCAGAACGCTCTGGAGAGTCGCTTTCACGAACTGCATTGAACACCTCGTTTTTGGCTGCTCATCAGGCAAGCGGAACCACCCGCTTGCGACGCGATCGACCATTGTGCGTGCAGTTTAAGGCCTCGCGGCCGGCACGCCTCAGTTAATCGCGTTTCGCTTCCCGATATCACGGCACATGAGTTGCTTTTGTTCTTCATGCCGTGTCGGATCACCTTCGCCTGCGGCCTCTTGGCTTGCACTCTGTCACCACATCCACGTGCTTGGCCGCTGCAGGGACTTACCTGCAGGCAGATGAGTATCTGCCCTTCTTACCGTAGGCCGATCGTGTGTGATTAGGAGATTCGCAGGACTGGGTTTTGGATCACCCCGTCAGTCTCAATAATGTATGCCCAAAATCGGAGAAAGTCAACCCCCCCAAAAAACAGCGCATTTTCAGGGGTTTTGAGGCATACGCAAACGGACAAACGCACATCGACTCGACCTCGAGACGCGACCAGGCAACATGAACAAGGGGGGCATAGGGTCCCCCCACCCCCACGCGGGGGGGGGCTTTAAGGTACTACCAGGCCGGACGAACCTGCGCGGGCCGGGCGCGGCCCCAAAATTTTCCTAGGCGCGCGGTTTTTTTTCAGCCTTGTCGATCTTGCAAGAGCAACTGCCGGTAATCATATTGATGCGCTTCCAACCGGAGAAACCATCCATGACAAGGAAGGAGTTTCAGGATCTGTCGGTCGGCGACGTGATCCGTCACAAGAGCCAGCCGGCTTTCGCCGGGCAGGGCTACGTGGTGACCGCCACCTTCGGCGACCGCGTCACGGCCGTGCGCACTGCAGACGTAACCAACCCCGACGAGTGGGAGCTCGCGGTCAAGATATCGGAGAGGACAATCCCAGGAGTGCAGTAATGCCGACCGATCCATGGCCTTGCTGGGAATGCCGGCACAGGCGCGGCCCTGACGCAACGCAGACGTACTCGTGCGGGCGGCCCGTGACCGAGCCGCTCGCGTATTGGGAGCGTCGGCAGCTGGCGACGATCAACCCGATGTGGCGCAATCTCGGCACCGCCAAACAACTCACGGGCGACTCCGAGAACGATCGCCCCGAGTGCGCATTCGCAACGAAGTGAAAGGAGGCCCCATGCGCATCAACCAACCGTGGATCCGCACCTTCGATGATCTCGGTGAGATTTTTCCCGCAGAGTACCGGGCAGTGCGTCAGCGCGGGCAGATCATCCAGAGCCTCGACAAGCTGCTGGCAGAGCAGCGCAAGACGAACGCAATCCTCACGAAACCGAGAAAGGTAAACACCCATGGCACCCAAAAGCGCTAAGAAGCCCACCGCGAAGACCGGCCGCCCGGCCACCTCGACCAACCCGGAGTCGATCGCCCGGCGAGCTCGCTACCAGGCCAAGAAGGATGGCACCGCCCGCCGGCCAGGTCGGCCTCGGTTGACCGAGGACACGATGGTTCGCCTGGCGCTGCACTTCCCCGAGGCCATGCTGAAGCGCATCGACAAGAAGCGCGGCCAGATCCCGCGAGCCGCTTTCATCCGCGATGCCGTGGAGAAAAGCCTTTGAGCACTCTGATCCTGATGGCCTGCAGCGGCACGAAGCGACCGGATGGGCGCAAGTCCCAGCCGGCGCATACGCTTTACGATGGTCCGCTGTGGCAGACGTTGAAGACGCACAAGCCGAAGTCCCTGCCGTGGTCGAACGTGCTGGTGCTGTCGGCGCTGTACGGCGTGATCCGATCGACCGACGGCATCGGCCCGTACAATGTGAAGATGACGCCTGCGAAGGCGGACCTGCTGTGCGAGCGGGGCGCCTACGGCAAGAACGACCACATCGGCACGCTGAAATGGTTGCCGCCGGGGCCTTCGCCGTTCGATCTGGCGTGCGAGGGGACGAAACCATACGACGAGGTGATCGTCGCGGCATCGGGCGACTATTGGCGCGTGTTCTCGCGCTTCCTGCCGGTGTTCACGCACATGGGCGTCGTGCGCGAGGATGCCGTGGTGCGCGCGACCAAGGGCGGCATAGGTGAGCAGAGGCAGCAATTAGGGGAGTGGCTACGAGCATGATCATTTATGAGGGCATGCGGTACAAAAGCGGCGCGCAAGTTGTCTGGCACGACGCTGATAGCCTTCAAGACGCCGGCACATGGTTCGAGCTTCCTCGACGTCTCGATCTGGCCGATCACTCGCCGACAGGATTCGAGTGGGGCTTTTGCGGCAGCGGGCCGGCGCAGCTGTCACTCGCCTTGCTGGCGCACGCGCTGGGCGATGATGAGCGCGCACTGCGGCTGCACCAGGCGTTCAAATTCAGGCTGATCGGCGGCCTGCAGGGCGACAATTGGGCGATCTCTCAGAACTTCATCCGACTGATCGCCGACCAGGTAGAAAGGGAGACCAAATGATCTGGGAAGTTCTGGACAAGCAGGGCCGGCTGATCGGCCTGGGGCAAGATCTCGTGCCGGCGCACATGATGGAGCACGGCATGGTCGTGCCGCTCGACATCGATGAGCCCGAGCCGGTTTCAATGTCGCCGACGCGGACCATCACGCGGGTGCTGTTCACCGTTTGGGAGGTCAAGATCAGGCATCCAAGGTGGGGCAACCAGGCTACGCGCTGGTATCTGATCGCGCCCGACGATATGCCGGAAAAGGCATGGAAGGCGCCGATGCTGACGGACCTGCGGCCGGCCTTCCGCGAGCTCAGGACTTGACTCGAATCTTTATTTGAACGCATTCAGATCGTCATCACCGCGAGTTGGGCGACCGGAAGAATCACCCATACCCGCGACGGACGGAATGCCGGGAGGGCTCTCAGGGAAACCTGGGGGCCCTTTCGGTTTTCAGCAACGGAGGATTCCAATGGGCTGCCGATGTGCTGAGCGCGCGAAGCTGCTGAGCCAGGCCGGTCGGGCAATCGCACGCGGCCAGATTGGTCGCGCTACCGACCGCCTGAAGCTCACAATGCAGTCGGGCGCCGGCGACGCTGCCAATCTGCGCAAGCAGATGGAAGCCCGCCTGAAGGCGCGAGCTCGGCGCTAGATGGCAGATCGGCGGACCATCGGCCGCGCGATCGGTTTTGCCCGTGCCTACGTCGGTCCGACCTACCGCGTGACCAATCCCGCGGTGCTGCAAGGTCTCGGCTACGAAAACGGCCTCGGGGCAACCGATCGCGCGGCGGTGCAGGCCTTGCTGGCCAACAAGCCAACGGGCCTAACGGGCATCGAGCTTCAGAACGCGATGCGCATCGCCGACGCGCTGCGCAAGGGCGGCAACCAGCCGTTCCAGATCCACGTGCAGGTCGACCTGGTCGCGCTGCAGAAGGCGCTCAAAGACATCGACATCCAGGGCACCGCCGGCGGCGTCGGGCTCTACCGCGCTCTCAACCGCACCGCCGACCGGGTGCGGACCTACCTCAAGCGCAAGCTGCAGATCTGGGTAGGAACGAACAACCAGAAGGGGCCGTCGGACGCGCTGATGGTGCGCCACGCGGGGCCTGGCCACCTCGAGAGCCAGGTGATCGTCAAGGACAAGTACCCGTCAATCACGGCGGCGAACTTCGGCGCCACCTGGAACCGATCGATGCCTGGCGTGCAGCACCGAGCCTGGGGGCGGGTGCAGATCGCAACGGGCGCCTTCATGATCCCGGGCCGCAAGCCGGCGTTTCACCGCGTCGGCAAAGACCGATACCCGATCAAGCCGGTGTACGGCCCGAACTACGCGCGCGAGGTCGAGCGGCACGAGAAGGAGGTGCGCGCCACCGTTGAGGACATGGTGAAAACCGATTTCGTCGCTCGCGCGCGGCACGAGATCGAGCGAGAGGTTGCGCGTGTGAAAGCGAAGCATCGACTTTAGGGGGCAAAATGACAGCTTGGACCCCGCCGAAAGGCGGCATGGACGCAAAGCAGCTGGCCACGCGCATGGGGACGCTGAAGCTCCCGACGATGCGCATGGATCAGATCACGCCTTACGAGAACAACCCGCGCAAGCGGACGGCCGAGGCGATCAAAAAGCTGGCCGATACGATCTCGATGGTCGGCTTTAACGTGCCGATCGGCGTCGACGAGAAGGGTGTGATCCTCTACGGGCACGGCCGGCGCATGGCCGCCGAGCTCATCGGCCTCAAGATCGTGCCGACGCTGGTGATCCCGGGGCTCACCGAAGCGCAGAAGACCGCGTTCCGGATCTCGGACAACCGCGCCAGCGAAGAATCCGAGTGGGACAACACCAAACTGCGCGAGGAGCTCGCCGAGCTCGCCAAGGGGCTCGAGGGCAGCGAGGCACTGCTGGCGGCGACGGCCTTCGACCTCGAGGACCTGTCGAAATGGGGCGATGAGCTCGGCTTGACGCTGCCGGGCGAGGTCGAAACCCCGAATTTGGAGGCCAAAAAGCCCCAAAAACCGGAGAAAACGGGCTCTGAGGAGCCTAAAAAGACCCCAAAAAGGGCCTTCCTGACGAGCATTTTCGACACCGGCGGCGACGTCGAGGCGCTCTGCAAACAGCTGCTCGAGATGGGCTCGCCGCCCGATGGAGCGGTGTTTTCGCCGTTCGCGATGCTTGCGGAGGCCCAAAACGCTGCAGCGGCCTTGAAACGGCGGCTCTATGCCGGCCCGATCGACCCGGCGCAGGCCGATCTGGTCTTCGACATGGCGCTGGCGTTCCCGACGGCGCCGTCGATCGACACGTTCCAGGCCTGGTCGGCCGACTACGAGGGCCGGATCACCCAGACGATCGCGCGGCTGAAGCCCGGCGGCATGGTCGCGCTGCTGATCGGCGACGTCAGACGCGCCGACGGCGCCTATCTCGGGTTGCCGTGGCTCACGGTCGAGTTTTTCCTGCGCGCCGGCGCGACTCTCTCGGAGTCAGCGGTCTACGTGATGCCGACGGGCGACGTTTCTGAGGTCCCGCCGGCGGGCCAGCTACTGCTGGCGCACGCGAATCTGCTGATATTCCGTAAACCGGGATCCTGAAAGCAGAACGGGCACCCGCGAGGGTGCCCGTCCTGGTCGCTGATGGATCCTTGAGCTCGGATCCACCACTGATGCGCCGGAGGTGAGCCGGCGCAGGAAACTCGGCTAGTTACCTAGTTGCATGCGGCGCACTTTGCAAGGGGGCGAAGCGTGAGCGAACGGTTAACGCGCAAGGATCTGGCCGCACACTTCGACGTGTCGCCGCAGCGCATCGGCCAGCTGGTCAGCGACGGCCGGCTGAAAGAGGATCGCGGCACCATCGACCTGGCCGAAGCGACGGCCGTCTTCGATGAGATGGATCCCGAATACAAGGCGCGCATCGCCGCCCAGAAGCAGGCGAAGACGCAGCAGGACAACGTCACCAAGATCTTCAACACCGCTAGGGCGAGAAAGGAAGCTGCGAAGGCGCAGCAGGCCGAGCTCGACCTCAAGGTCAAGCAGAAGCGCTTCGTCGACCGCGCGCTGGTCGAGCAGCAGCATTATGCGGCTTACAAGCTCGCGCACACCAAGCTGACGATGATCCCGCGCCAGATGGCGCCGCAGCTGGCGATCGAAACAGACCCCGCAGCGATTGAGCAGGCGCTTTCGTCGGTGATCGACGCCGCAATCGCAGAGATCCGCAATGGCCTCGCCGAGCTCGGAACACCAGACACCGCCGCCTGACGACTTCGGGCCCGACACCGGCGTCATCAAAGGCGCCCTGCTCGGTCTCGAGGTGCCGCCGGCGATGACGCCCACGCAATGGGCCGCCGCGCATTGGGTGTTCTCTGGCGACGTCTCGGCGGAACCCGGATCCTACAATCCGCGCCGCGCGCCGTATCAGCCGGGCATGCTCGACAGCGTGATCGAGCCCGGCGTGAACATGGTCACCATGAAAACGAGCGCGCAGGTCGGCAAGACGACGACGCTCAACATCGTGATCGGCTACTGCGCCGATCGGCTGGCCGGCCCGATGATGCTGGTGCAGCCTACCAAGGACGTCGCCGAGGGCTTCAGCAAAGAGACGCTCGCCGCGGCCATCCGCGACGTGCCGATCATGGCCAGGATCTTTCCGGATCCGAAAAGCCGGGACGGCGACAACACGATCTTTCACAAGAAATTCCCCGGCGGATTCCTGGCGCTCGCCGGCGCCAACTCACCGATTCAGCTGCGGCGCCGCGCCATCCGGTTCGGATTCGCCGACGAGCTCGATGCCTGGGACGGCAACGCTACGTCGGAAGGCGACCCGCTCAATTTGATGCGCAAACGTCTCACCACGTTTTGGGACGCGCGCCTGCTGGTCGCTTCGACGCCGCTCAAGAAGCATTCGTCGCGGATCTCGAGGCTTTACGAGGAGAGCGATCAGCGCAAATTCATGGTGCCGTGTCCCGAGTGCGGACATGCGCAGGTCCTCGAGTGGAAAACCAAGAAGGGCAAGGGCACCGAGGAAGGCTGGAAGCCGGAAAACATACTCTGGACGCCCGGGCAGCCGCACACCGCGCACTATGCGTGCGAGCAATGCGGCAGCCTCTGGAACGATGGCGAGCTCAAGCGCGCGGTGCGCGATGGTTTCTGGAAAGCACACGCGCCGTTCACCGGCCATGCCGGTTTCTGGCTCTGGGAGCTCTACAGCCCATGGAGCTCGCTCGAGAAGGTCGTCACGCTCTACGAGGAAGCAAAGCGCTTCCCCGATCGCCTCGAGGTTTTCGTCAACACGACGTTGGGACTCGAGTGGGAAGGCGAAGCGGTCGGCGCCGTCGAGGTCTCGACGCTGCTGGCCAGGCGCGAGGACGTCGATTTCAAGCGGGCGCGCGAGCTCAAGATCGAGCCCTACCTGCTGGTGCCTGAGCAGGCCGGGTTTCTGACGGCGGCCGTCGACTGCCAGCACAACCGCCTCGAGCTCCAAGTCATGGCCTGGGGCCTTTACGATGAGCGCTGGCTGCTGTCGCACGAGCCGATCCTCGGCGATCCGAACGGCGCGCAAGTATGGGCCAACCTCGAGGAGCTCCTCTGCCGCACCTACAAGCACGCGACGCTCGGACACGATTTGTGGATCGAGAGCGTGGCGCTCGATAGCGGCGGCTGGCACACGCAAAAGGTCTACGACTTTTGCGCTCGCAACCTGCTGATGGGCCGGCGCTGGTATCCGATCAAGGGCATCTCGGGCTTCGGCAAGCCGATCTGGAAGCGCAGCGAGTACACGGTGCGCAAGGGAGTCTCGCTGATCATGGTCGGCGTCGATGCCGCCAAGGTGCAGGTCTACAAATCGATCAACGTCGACCGTCCCGGTCCGAACTACCTGCATCTGCCGATGGAATGGAGCGAGGCCGGCGGGCGCAAGCACGGCATCGACCAGGCCGGGCTCGAGCGGCTCACCGCTGAAACGCTGGTGCGCACCTCGACCAAGCAGGGTTTCGACAAGCAGGAATGGCACAAGCCGTCGGGCGCTCGTAACGAGGAGCTCGACTGCGCGGTCTACAACGCCGCCGCGCGCACGGCGATCAACATCGACATGAGCGCACGGCTCGACGTGCTGCAGAAGCCCCTGGTGCCGCAAATCGACGGCGCCGCGATCGCGAGGATGTTCGCATGAGCCTCCAAGATTTCCAGGTCGACGTCGACGTGTGCGAGACGTGCCGCGAGCAGCTGGTCGCCCTGCTCAATGCGTATCAGAAGCTGATCGCCGGCCAGGCCAGGATCCGCGTGCGCTTCGATCGCCGCTGGACGGAGTATCACCCGGGATCCGCATCGCAGCTGAAGCAACTCTATTGCATGCTGTTCGATGCTTGCCCCGATACGGCGGGGCTGCTCGATCTGCGACCGCGCCGCGGGCGAGGTCCCATGTACCTCAGAATCACGTAGCATCGCCTCTGCGATTGCCGGCCCGCAAAACCCGGAGGCGCCGCATGAAGTAGCCCGACCCTCTACCGTCAAGCAGAAAGCGCTCCCCATGCTTCCCCGGGGGGCGCTTTTCTCTTTTTAGAAACCGATGGAGCTCAGAAGATGGACGCTTACGCGAGGGATCCCTACGCATCGAGCTCACAGACGCGAGCCCTGTCGCTGTGGGCCCCGCGCCTGACCTCGGGAGAGTCCGAGTTCTCGAGGATCCGCGACCTGTCGACGGCGCGCGCGCGCGATCTGATCACTTCGTCGGCTTATGCGGCCAATGCGATCCGGATCCACAAGGACAACGTCATTGGTCCGCGCTACACGCTGGCGCTACGGCCGCAAGCCGATCGTCTCGGCATCACCCCTGAGCAGGCGGTCGAGTGGACGCACCAGGTCGAGCAGGAATGGGAAGCCTACGCCAATTCGCCGACGTTCGATGCCGACGCGGCGAGAGTCCTGTCGTTCCCCTGGCTGCTGCATATGATTTACGAGTCATTCCTGACCTCGGGCGACGGCCTGGCCGTGCTCAAGTACAAGGACGGCTACCCCGGCAGCTTCAAAACCTGCATGCAGGTCATCGAGCCTGAGCGGCTGAGCAATCCGGCCGACAAGGTGCAGTCGGTCAAGATCCGCAACGGCGTCGAGTTCGGTGAGGATGGCGAGCCCATCGCCTACCACATCCGCAAGATCCACCCGGCCGACGTCTACCTCGAGCTCCCTGGCCTCGACGCCATGACCTGGCTGCGCATCGAGCGCTCGACGGCCTGGGGCCGCCCGATCGTGCTGCACATGATCGACCGCCGGCGGGCCGAGCTCCGGCGCGGCATCTCGAGCTTCGTTTCGGTGCTGCGCAACCTCAAGCTGCTCGACGAGTACGACGGCGCCGAGGTGGAGTCGGCAATCCTGCGCACCATGGTGGCGTCGGTGCTCAAGACCGAGCTCCCCGACACCGAAGCGGCCGACATCATGGGCGCCGCGCCGACGGCGGCGATCGCCGGCCAGGCCCACGTCCACCCCCGCGCCGCGGACGCGCAGAACTACCTCGCCGGCATCTCGAACTTCCGGCGCGAGCAGGGGATCACGATCAACGGGGCCCGGGTCATGCAGTTGCTGCCGGGCGAGGACCTCGAGCTCAAGCAGGCCCAAACCGACGGCGTGGCATTTGAGGCATTCCAGCACGCGATCGTCCGCAAGATCGCGGCCGGCGCTGGAACCTCGGCCGAGAGCCTATCTCGAGACTTCGGGCAGATGAGCTATGCGTCGGCAATGGTCTCAATTGCCGACATATGGCGCTCGTTTTTGGTGCGGCGCGAGCAACTGAACCGCCAGGTTGCGATCCCCTTCGCAAGTGCGTGGTTGGAGGAGGCAGTCGACTCACACCGAGTCCCTTTACCCACAGGAAAATTCGGCTCAGCGGACGATTTGTTGCCGATGCGCAACGCTATTTGGGCCCGCTCGACCTTCATGTCCTGGGGCATGCCATCGCCGGACCCGTTGAAGAAGGTCCAGGCCCAGAAAGAGGCCATCATGGCGGGGCTGTCGACCCACCAGGAAGAAGCCTACGCCGACGGCCTCGACTACCGCGAGGTGCTCGGCCAGGCCTCAGCCGAGCGCAAACTGAAAGAGACGCTCGGGATCCCGCAGCTGGAAACCCTGCCGCCGGGACAGCCCGAGCGCCTCGTCGACGCCCAGACCGAGCAAGCGCTGCGACCACCGCCGGCCAAGCCGGCGCCTTCTAAGTAGCGCCAGCGCTCACCCGAATGATGCCGCGTACGTGGCTGCCTTCCCCCGGGCGGCCTGGCATCCCGCGCGCCGGTGCTGGCCGTGCCCCCCTGGGCCCGCCGGCGCGCGGACCTTTCCAGATAGCGCCACGACTGCAACCTCCGAGGGATCCCAATGGCTCGCCTTCAACTTCTGGCTGCGCGGCTGTTTCAGCAGCCGCTGCTGGTCACGCCGAACTACGCCAACGTCGTCACGTCAGTGCTGTCGGATCGGCTGGGCGTGCAGCCGGTGCTCGCATCGTCGGATCTGCCACCCGGCCGCGCCGCGCGCATGCCGCAGCTGACTCAGCACGGGATCATGGTCATCCCCGTGGTCGGCGGCCTGATGCACCGCGGCGATAGCCTCGACGCGGCGTCTGGCTCTGAGAGCTACACGAACCTGTCGAACCTGGTCGTCGCCGGCCTCGAGGATCCCGAATGCAAGGGGATCATGCTCGACGTCGACAGCCCCGGCGGCGAGGCCGGCGGCTGTTTCGAGTTCGCCGACATGATCCTCGAGGCCCGCGCGCATAAGCCGGTGTGGGGCCTGGCCAACGCGCAGGCCTGCTCGGCGGCCTACGCCATCCTCGCCAGCTGCACCAAGGCCTTCGCCACCCCCAGCGCGCACGTCGGCTCGATCGGCGTCGCCTGGCTGCACGTCGACATCGGCCAGGCTCTGAAAGAGCAGGGCATCGTGACGACCTGGCTCTACGCCGGCGCGCACAAAGTCGACGGCAATCAATTCGAGAAGCTCAGCAAGGAGGTCAAAGCCGAGTTCCAGGCGTCGATCGACGCGACCTATCAGCAGTTTGTCGAGGCCGTTGCCAAGCGGCGGCCCATGAGCGCGGAAGCAATTCGCGGCACAGAAGCGCGAGTCTATCGCGCCCAAGAGGCAGCCGATCTCAAGCTGATCGACGGCCTCAACACCTACCGGGGCGTCCTCGACGCCCTGGCGCAGTCGCTTGGCACCAAGAGCCAGGTCCTAGTCACCACCCCCAGAATGGAGACGACTGACATGACGACCATTACTGCCGAAGCACATGCCGCGGCCTTGGCCGAGGCGACCGAGGCGGGCCGCGTGCTCGGCCGGCAAGAGGCCTCACAGATCCTGTCGAGCGAGCATGCTGCCGGTCGCGAGAGCCTGGCCGCGGTGATGATCGCGGATCCCAGCATCAAGCCCGGCAGCGCGATCGCGATGTTGCAGAAGGCGCCGAAGGCAACCGCTGCAGCGCAGCCCGGTGTGATCGAGCGGGCCATGCTCAAGCACGAGAACAACCCGGCAGTCGGCGTCGGCTCCGACGGCCAGGACACAGAGCACGCGGCCCGCGAGGCTCGGCGCACCCAGCTGAAGACCATCGGCAAGAACGCCTCGCTGCGCTGAAAACCCGGGCATCCACCCGGGTGTTTGCCCGGTTTTTTCCCGCAAACTGAGAGGAACTCTCGACCATGTCTCATCTTCCGCATCTGGCTGCCGGCGGCATCATCACCGGCTTTTCGCCTCAAGACGTCATCCTCGACGGCAAGGCGATCTCCTACGAGCCGGCGGTCATCCTCACCGGCGCCGACGTCGTGCCCTGGTCGGTGCTCGGCCGGATCACCGTCGGCGCGGCCACCGCGGCGGTAAAGGGCGGCGGCAACACCGGCAACGGCACCTTCGTGATCGATGCCACCACGCCGACGCTCGATAAGGCCAAGGTCGGCGTCTACACGCTGCGCTGCATCCAGGTCATCGCTGCCAACAGCTATCTGTTCCGCCTGCTGGATCCGGATGGGATATCGCTGGGCGTCTACAATCTGACGGGCGCTGGCGCTTCGATCACCATCGCCGATGCCATCAAGGGCGCGCTGACCGACGGCGGCACCGACTTCGTGGTCGGCGACGGCTTCGACATCACCGTCCCCGCCGGCTCGCTCAAGTACAAGCTGAGCGCAGCTGCGGCCCTCGACGGCAGCCAGGTGCCGTGCGCCATCAATCGCGAATACATCTTCTCGGCCTCGGCCGATAAGAATTGCCCGGTAATGGTCGAAGGCTACTTCAACGAGGAGGCCTTGACCTACGGCGCCGGCCATACCGCCGACACCGTGCGCGTCGCCCTGCGCGCCGTGGGCATCCACCTGAAGAAAATGCGTTATTCCGGCTGAAGTATCGACGCCTGAATACTTCGCACTGCCCCAGCACTTCCATCAGAGGACGAAGCAAACATGCCCACCATCGGCGTCGATAACTTTCGCTATGAGACCTGGGAACTGGATGAGATCGTTTCGGCGATCGAACCCACCAACCCGTTCATGCTCAGCATGTTCTTCTCGAGCGGCATCGTGCAGAGCACGGCGTCCACCATCGAGTGGGACATCGAGGAGCGTGGCCAGCGCATGGCCCCGTTCGTGAGCCCCTACGTTCCGGGCCGCGAGACCAAGGGCAACGGGCACTTCAGCTCAGTGCTCAAGCCCGCCTACGTGAAGCCCGCCAAGACGCTGTATCCGGAAATGGCCTACGTGCGCCAACCGGGCGAGCCCTACGGCGGAACCCTCACGCCAAAGGAGCGCATGGACCGTCTGCTCGCCAAGCAGATCGCCCTGCACGACGAGATGCTCACGAACCGGATGAACTGGATGGCGGTCAAGGCAATGACCGACGGCCAGATCGTGATTTCCGGCGACGACTACCAGAGCGTCACCGTCGATTTCGGCCAGAACGCCAACCTGCGCGTCGCCACGCTCTCTGCCGGTGCGCGCTGGTCGCAGACCACGGGCCTGCCTCTCGACGACATCGAGAGCTTGGCGCTCAACATCCGCAAGATCAGCTACGGCGCCGTCGCCGACACGATCGTGATGGATGGCCAGGCCTGGGGCTACTTCCGCACGCGCATGCAGAACAACGTGCTGTTCGATCAGACGTTGGCATTCCGCAATGGCAGCAGCCTCGACATCGGACCGCGCAGCAACATCGGCGGACAGCTGGTCGGCCGCGTTGCCGGGCGCTTCGACATTTGGGTTTACGATGGCTACTACGAGGACGACGAGGGAACTCAGACGGCGTTCATGACTGCCTACTCCTGCATCGTCGCTGCCAAGGGCGACCTGCAGGGCAAGCAGTATTACGGCGCCATCCAGGACCTCGACGCCGGCCTCGTGCCGCAGCGGATGTTCCACAAGACCAAGACAGAGTGGGATCCGTCCGGCCTCAAGCTGCTGTCGCAGTCGGCCCCAGCGATCGCGCCTCGCCGGCGTAACGCCTACGGCCGCCTGATCGTGCATCAATAAGGCTGAGAGACTCGGCCTACAACGCGCCCGTCGGGAGAGATCCCGGCGGGCGCTTTTAGTTTGTAGACCGAAAAGGAGATCTACCATGGCAACGATGACCACTGTGACCGTAGCGACGGGCAAGGAGCTCACCGTCGCGAAGGGCGGCCACCTCAAGAAGCTGACCGAGACTCAGACCGCATCGATCCCCACCGCTGACGCGGTGAAGTTGATCGCGGCCGGAGTCGTCAGCTGATGGGGGCCGTTCTCGTCGCTACTTGCCATTTTACCCATGGCTGGGGGAATGGCGCCGAGCACAAGCGGCTCACCAGGCTCATCGGCGAGGCCATCAACGTGCCCGAGGACCTACCCGTTGAGGAGGCCGCAGTCCTTCTCAAGCAGGCGTATGTCCGCGAGAGCACGCCGGCCACACCGGAGCGCATTGACCAGATCGCCTCGGAGGTTGTTTCGGCCAGGCCGCAACCGCCCGGCGGTCTCAGCAGCAAGCTCAGCTGAGCAGGCACGGGCCCGCGGGTTTCTCCCGCGGTGCCCGGCCCCTCCCCCGTCACGGAGAACGTAGATGCTCGATCCCGGTTGCCGCCGCGCTGCGCTCGCCGCATGCGAGACCATGAGCAATTTCACGGCTGATGCGCGCCCGCCGCTCAACACCACGATGATCACCGTCAAGATCGGCGACATCATGGACGTGGGCATTCTGTGGGGCGCCTGGCTCACCGCCAATGCCGCGCGCATCAAGGAATCCGTGTGGGCCGCGGCCGGCTCGCCGGTGCCGAGCCCACAAGCCCCGTCGATCGTCGCCAATAGTTCGCTGTTCGATCGCAAGACCGGCGAAACCGTGTGCGTGCTTGACGCCAGCGCTGCGGCAATAGGTGACACCTACTACCTCGAGAACACGGTCACGCTCGAGACTGACGAGGACAGCGAGAATTTCTCGATCGTCCTGCCTGATCGCACGGCAATTCGCCGCATCCACGTCACGGTCGCCGCCGGATGAGCCGATGGGGCGACGCGGAAGACGCGATGAGCGATGACCTCACTGACGAGTTCGGTGAGGCCATCCGCCACCAGCCGATGCGCAAGCCCGACGTCAATGGGCGCGCTGAGATCGACCCAACCAGGCCACTGCAGATCTACAAGGCCGGCAGCACCACGCTGTCGCTCGAGGGGATCTTTGAGGCCATGGCCAAGGAGGTGCAGATCGACAAGGGGCATTCGCAGTCGCGCGCGGTGCCGGCGACGCGGATTTCCTCGAGGTCGCCGCGGGTGTCGGTCGACCGGCGTGACTTCGTGTCCGAGCCGATCGCCGGCGACCTGATCGCCATCGTCGAGCGCGGCACTGTTTTCGAGATCACTGACATCGAGCCCGACGGTCACGGCCGCGTCTGGCTCTGCCTGGTGCAACGGGGCCGGCAGGAGTCGGGGCAATGAGCCTGCAAAGGCTGCTACTGCGCACCAGCGTCGTGCGCGCGCTGAAGAACAAGACGATCGCCGGCGCCATGGTGTTCGACAGCGGCATGAGCCCGCAGCAGACGCAGGCGGACAACAATCGGCTGCCGTCGATCAACGTCTACACGCAGGCCGACAGCCGCACGCAGATCAACGACAGCGGCAGCCTGCCACCGATCTTCCGGGCCGAGATCGACCTGCAGATCGAGCTCACGATCGGCGGCTGGCAGGAGATCGAGGTGCCGGGGCCGCAAGGCAATCCGGAGCTCGTCAACGCCTATGTCACGGCGTCGACCGATGCCGAGCTCGAGGCCATGCTCGACATGCTCGAGCTCCAAGTGCGCACCACGATCTTCGGTGCCGACGAGGAGGTCTCCCCGCTGCAGAGGATGGTGCAGCAGTGGAAGGCGTGGAACTCGATACCGGGGCGATCGGACAGCGGAAACGAGAAGTATGCGGCGCGCGAGATCCTGATCCCGGTGCAGCTGCGCGACGATTGCATGCTGCCGATCGACGGCACCACGTTTCCGAAGGGACCGCGCGGCGACACCATCTTCCCGCCGCTCGAGACCGCCGCGCCCTACCTCAAGCCGCTTCTGCGCGATCTCGCGAAGATGCCCGCGTATCAGTCGCTGCGCGTGCTGCTGCAGCAGCTTTATGGCACCGAGCCGCTGCCCAAGGTCGATCTCCTCACCTCGGTCGGCATGCAAATGGACTTCAACGGCGACGGCACCCCAGAGGTTGTCGCCCCCTTCCAAGCGGAGTGACACATGCACATGATCACGGTGAGACCGGCGCCTGACGCGCGCGTGCGCAATACCGACGTGCCATCGATGCCGGTCATGGCCGACGAATGGATCACTGTGGTGTGGTCCGCGCACTGGCAGGCACTGATCGACGAGGGCTCCGTCCTCGTGCAGTCGGCCGAGTAACCCCCAGCTTTCCCCCCGAACTGACAGGAGCTCCCCATGCCCGTTTCTTTCAACCAGGTGCCCGGCAGCCTGCGCGTGCCGTTCTTCTATGCCGAGATCAACGCCGGCGCCGCGCCGTTCGACCAGGTCAGCAAGCTGCTGCTGATCGGGCAGAAGCTCGCGGCCGGCAGCGCCACGGCCAACGTGCCGATCCGATTCCGCGGCAATGCCGTCGGCCTGTTCGGCGCGGGATCGATGCTTGCGCAGATGTGCGACATCGCACAGTTGAACGCCGACCCGCTGCAGGAGATCTGGTGCTTGCCGGTCGCCGACAACGGCACCACCAAGGCCGCCGGCGACTTCACGGTGTCATCCGCCGCCACCTCGATCGGCACGCTCAGCGTCTACATTGCCGGGCAGAAGGTCTCGATCGCCGTCACGCCGACCATGACCACGGTACAGGTCGCCGCCGCTCTGGTCGCGGCCATCAACGCCGGCGACGTCAATGGCAAGGCTCTGCCGGTATTGGCTACGCAGGGCGTCAACCCCAACGACAACAAGTGCCTGCTTACCGCACTCAACGCCGGCACACTCGGCAATAAGATCCGGCTCGAGACCGACATCGTCGGCGACGAGGGCCCGCTGGCGGCCATCATGATCACCCCGACGGCAATGAGCGCCGGCGCCACCGATGTTTCGCTGTCGACGCCGCTGGCGGCGCTGGGCGAGACCGAGTTCGATTTCATCTGCACGCCCTACACGGACTCGACAAACGTCGGGCTGATGACGACGTTCCTCAACGGCCAGACCGGCCGCTGGTCGCCATCCCAGCAACTCTATGGCGTCGCCTTCTCGGCGAAGGATGACACCTCGAGCAACCTGGCGACGTCGGGCTCGACCCTCAACGATCCCAACCTGACGATCATGGGATACAACAAGGGGAGCTCGCCGCCGTGGTCGTGGGCCGCGGCCTACGCGGCGGTCGCGACCAGGCTGCAGTTCGCCAGCGAGGTTAGCCGTCCGATGCAGACGCTGCCTCTGCTCGGGATCATCGGGCCGAAGCTGCTCGCCGATCGCTTCACGCAAACCCAGCGTGCGGCGCTCTACGTCGACGGCATTGCCTCCTACAAGGTGCTGCCGGCTAACCAGGTCGTGATCGACCGCGCCATCACCACATATCAGTTCGACAATCTGGGCGCGGTCGATCTGTCGTGGCTCGATGTGGAGTCGCGCTTTCAGGCGATGTTCGTGGTGCGCTACATGCGCCAGAAGATCACCCAACAGCACGGCCGCAACGCTCTGCGCGAGGACAATCCGCTGCGGCTGCCGAACGTGTCGACGCCCGACAACATCCGCGACACGATCGTGCACGGCTACCGCGAGCTCTCGAACGCCAACCTGGTCGAGAATTTCGAGGCCTTTGCCAACGGCCTGGTCGTCGAGCGCAACACCTCGGATCCGAGCCGCGTCGACGTGTTCCTGCCGGTCGACCTGGTCAACGGCCTGCGGATCTTCGCGGTCAACGCGACGTTCTTCCAGAACATCCAGGGCAACGATCTCGCGGCGGCGTAAAGCGACGCCGACGGGGCGTAAAGCGACGCCGACGGGGGCCACCTTGGCCCCCGTTTCCATTTCCTCGCCACACAGGAGTGAGCAATGACCACGTTCCAAGACGCCTGCTGCGATGCTTCAGGCGGTCGCGTGACCATCACCATAGACGGCAAGCACTACTCGAGCCGCGGCGGCGTGCGCATCATGCCGTCGGTCGTGTCGAAGTCGGTCGGCATGAACGACGACGGCACCATGTACACGACCAGCAAGGCCGTGCCGGCGCGCGCCGAGTTCACGCTCTCCGACAAGTGCGGGCTCGACCCCACGCAGCTGATCCGAGGCTGCAAGGTCGACGTCACGGTCGACCAGATCGATATGCGCCGCAAATGGCTCTACACGCAGGCCACTGTGCTGGGCGATCCCACGATCGACAGCGACAGCGGCGCCATCAGCGGGCTATCGGTCGCCTCACCGTTCCCGCAGATGATTCCTTACTGAAGCTAACCAACGGAAGGGCACACGATGGTTTCTGCACTAAGCGCGGCGGGGGCCGCGAAACAGCCGGCAGCAGCAGCACCGCAAGATCCGGTGAAGGTGCTGCCGGACGGTGGGCGCCAGGTCACCCTGAGCCGCCCGCTCACCACCCACGGCGGTCCGACCAGGACGCTCACGTTTCGGCCGCTCAACGCCGGCGTGCTGATGCGCATGCAAAAGCTGCCGTTCAACATCGTCGGCCGGCTCGCCGACGGTAAAGAGGAGCGTTACACCGAGATCGATTGGGCGCTCCTCGGCCGCTACGTCGCCGAGCTCACCGGCGTCCAGCCGACACTCCTCGAGCATCTCTCGCCGACCGACTTCGCCGTATGCCTCGGCGTCGTGAAGGATCTGATCGAGGATGCCGGCGGGGGAAACTAACCCACATGGCGAACGAACTGGTGCTCGGGCAAGGGATGGATCCCGCCACCGTCGCCGCCATGGATGCAGCGACCGTGCGCTACTGGTACAGCGCCGCGGTCGAGCGTCAGAAGAAGATCGCCGAGCAACTTAACAGGGGGCAGTAATGGCCACTTTGGAAGTACCTGTCCGGATCTCGGCGATCGACAATCTGACGGCTGGCCTGTCGAACATTGCTGGCCACATCGGCAACATCAACCAGCAATTCAGGACGTTCGGCGGGATCCAGCAAAACATAATGCGGGCGGCGACCGCCCTCCCTTCTATGGGCGCCGCCACTTTCATTCTGCAGCAGCAGGCCGAGCTCGATAAGCAGGCCAGGCTGTTCCAGGCCTTCGGCAACACCACCGAGGAACAGCGTCGCAACCTGACGTCGCTGATCAACGAGGTCGCGCCCAAGATCGGCGTCAAGCACTTGGATTTGATGAAGGGCGCCACCGAGCTCGTGCAGGCGGGCCTCGAGGCGACGGACATCCTGTCGAAGAACGATCGCGGCGTATCGTTCCTCGAGCGCATCGCGCGCGCGGCCGATGCTGCTGACGAAAAGGTCGAGGCGCTCGCCACCGACCTGGCGCAGCTGGCATTCGTCGGCAAGTTCCCGTTCAAGACGTCGGCCGAGAAAATGTCGACGTTTGAGATGCTCTCGGGCATCGCCATGGCGGCGCCGTCATTCTCGCCGGACAAGCCGCGCATGCACGCGCAGGCCCTGGCGCAGTTCGGCCCGATCCTTATGCCGATGATGCTCGGCGACAATCCGACGGCCGAAGACTCCTACAAGGCGATGCTGCAGGCCTCGGCGCTGCAGAACACGCTGGCCTTCGCCTTCCGCGGCTCGCTCGGCGGCCAGGGTCTCAAGTCGATCTTTCAGCGCGTCATGTCGCCGACGGCAGCGTCGATCGACCAGATGGTGCTCAACGGCTTCGACTACGGTCGGATCTTCAACTTCAAGGACGGCAGCAAGGCGCCGCCCGATGCGCTGATCAAGATGCTGCTCGCCGGCGGCATCGACGTTGCCCCGCACCGCGACATGATCGCGAAGCACCTCGACACGTTCTACGGCTCCAATGAGGATCCGCTGGTCGCCCGGGGCAAGCTCACCAAGGACCTGGGCGACGAGCTCGGGCTGAAGTCGAACGAACGCGGCCGGCTCTCGCGCGGCGTGAATAACTTCTTCGCGCTGATGCAGGGCAAATTCAACCTCGAGGCCTTCCTCGAGGAGCTCATGAAGCTGCCGCCGGCGGCCTTCAAAGACGTGTTCGGCTTATACCATGCGCCGAAGGGATCGGTGCTGCGCGGCGCGGAAGCGCTGAGCATGTACCACCGGATCCTCGAGGGGCTCACCGAACGCGCGCCGACGGCGCTCGACACCATGTCGGCAACTCGCACCGAAGGCTGGGCATTCCAGACCAGGCGCTTCGAGGCGAGCCTGCAGACACTGCGTAATGCCATGTGGGACTCGGGCTCGGGCGCGATGCTCGAGGGCATGCTCGCCAGGCTCAACAACAAGCTGCTCGAGCTCGCCAACATGGATCCGAGCAAGCTCAACGCGATCTCCAACTCGTTGCTGCTCCTCGCCGGCTCGACGGCCGGGGTAACGGCGCTGGGCTTCGCGATCGGCGCGCTCAACATGGCTCTCACCCCGCTGATCGCCTTCCTGACGACGCCGCTCGGCGCCGGCACCGTGGGCGCTTTCCTCGAGCGCCGGCGGGCCTCGGCCGCCGCAGATGATGCCCGCGCCTGGTCGGAAGCGGCGGAAGCCGCGAAGGCCCGCGGCGAGCGCGTTCCCGACCTGCCCCCGAGCCTGCAAACGTGGGGGCAGCGGCTATGGGGATGGATGAGCTCGGGCTGGGGCCAGCGCAAAGAGGATCCCGCGGACTTCCCGGGCATCACGCTCGGCAACAAGCCCGAGGGCATCGACCTGTCGCAGCGGCTGGGCATGATCCCGGCACTGATGGCGGCGGCCAAGGTGGCGGAAGGCGGCGGCACCGTCGACGTCACCGTGCGGGTTGACGCGGATGGCAACGCCCGCATTGTCCGCGGCCAGACCACCGGCAACGTGCGGCTCAACACCGGCGAAGGCATGCCGGATTTGCCGAATTAAAATGCCATTTTAATCGGGTCGAAATTCCCTACAACTCGACACCTCTAGCGCCGGTCCCCACAAAAGGGGCCGGCGCTTTTTTCGATTCTAGGCCTCGCGAGGTGACCCATGGCCCTGTTCCCCCTTCGCCCGTTCTCCCTGTTTGCTCCGCTCGTGTGCCGCGATTGGACGACCACGCTGCGGCGCGCGTCATTCCGCGGCGTCGGCTTCTTCGTCGAGAACGACAGCAGATCGGGCGGCAGGCGCCTGGTCGTGCATGAGTTCCCCGGCGGCGACGATCCCGTGGTCGAGGACCTCGGCCGCAAGGCGCAGCACGTGAATGTAACGGCCTACGTTACGGGCGAAGCGCTGGGCGAGATCGAGGTCAAAGAGCAGGGCCTTATCGAAGCGCTCGAGCAGGATGGGCCGGGCCAGCTTTCGATCCCGATGGGCACTTTCAAGGTGCATTGCGAGAGCTACGAGCGCGCCTATTCCAAGGATCGCCTCGGCTACATCGCATTCAACCTCAAGTTCGTGCGCGCCGGCGAGAACAAGCCGGTGCTGCCGCTGATCGGCCTGGCGCGGGCGATCGAGTTCGCCTCGGGGGCGATCTCAGTGGCGACGGCGCTGGCCCGCACGTATCGCACGCTCGGCCAGGCCAGCTATGTGTCGGCCGCTTCAGCGCTGGGGCTGCGCGAGTTCCTGAGCGTATTCCAGGGCACCGCGAGGACCTCGCCGATCGCGCCGGCGAACATGGCCCCGCTGCTGGCGACGTCGAACGATGCGATCGACAATTCCAATACCATCACGGCAGTGGGCTCGCCGGGCGACAGCTACGGCACCACGGCCTACGTCGGCAATGCGCCGGTCGCCTCGGCCGAGCCGCTGGCGAACCTGATTACCGGGCTATTCCAAGAGGCCTGCAACGGCCTCGAGCCCGCTGACGCGGCGACGTTCTGCGCGAACTTTGTTGGCTACGGCGAGACGCCAACGCGCGTGACCACGCCAACCATGCAGCTGATCTCGACCAATACCACGGCCATGAACAACGCCATCCGCGCGGCGGCGATCGCGTCCTACGCCGCGGCCGTCACGCAAATCGAGTTCAGCGATGTGCGCGATGCGCGCCAGGCCAGGGCCGATGCCGATGAGTATTTCGACGCGGCGCTCGAGGACATGGCCGGATGGGAGAACTTCGATCTGTGGAATGAGCTCAACGCACTGCGCGGCCAGGTCGCGCAGCATCTCACCACGCTGATCGCCACCCTTGCCCCCGTGCGCGTAGTGACCGCGCCGGCACGCATGCCGGCACTTTATTGGGCCTGCAGGCTGTACGGCGACTATAGCCGGGGCGACGAGCTTGTCGGCCGCAACGGAATCAAGCACGGGCTTTTCATGCCGACCGAGTTTGAGGCCCTCTCGCGATGAGCTCATTCCTCAACTTCGCCTCGAGCGCCGCGGCCAGGCGCAACTCGGAAGTCGTCACCGTGCTGGCCGACGGCAAGGAAACCCGCTCTTGGAAGCACGTGCATGTGCGCGCCGGCATCGCGGCTGCCGCGCGCAACTTCGGCCTGTCGACGGCAGAGCCGCGCATCGGGCCGGCCGACGCCAGCGACTTCCTGCAGGCCTACGCCTACCCGCCCGGCACCACGATCGAGATCTACGGCGGCAGCGATCTGCTCTGTAAGGGCTACGTCAACGTCTACGCGCCGACCTTCGACCCCGGGAACCACGACGTCGAGATCGAAGGGCGCAGCAAGTCGCAGGATTGGATCGACGGCGCCGCCATCCACGACCGCGGCGAGTTCCTCAACAAGACGCCGCTCGAGATCGCCCTCGAGCTCGACAGCAACTACGGCGTCGGCATCACCAGCGAGGTCGAGCTCGAGGCGATCGAGCGCTTCAACATTTACCAGGGCGAGACCGTGCACGAGGCGCTCGAGCGCGCCACGCGCGATCAGGGCGTCACGCTGATGGGGCAGCCCGACGGATCCGTGCTGATGACCAACGGCAGCAAGGCCAGGCGTCACGCCGGCGGCCTGGTCGAAGGCACCAACATCATGAAGGCCGCGGCCAGGCTCACCGACATGCACCGGCACGACCAGGTGATTGTCAAAGGCCAGCGCGGGCAGGGCACGGCCGACACCGACCTGCGCGTGAAGCAATCGTTCAAGGATCGCGGCATGCGCCGCTTTCGCCCCAAGGTGATCATCCACGAGGGCAACACCACGCCGGACAAGGCGGCCAGGCGCGCGCAGTGGGAAGCCGAGCGGCGCATGGGATTCTCGGTCCGCTGCACTGTGATCGTGCCGGGCTGGCGCGACATCAACGGCAAGCTCTGGCAGCCGAACCATCTCGTGTTTGTGGAGTCGCCCTACCTGAAGATCAGCGGCGACATGCTGATCCAGCACGTCGACCTGCACCAGCTATCGACCGGCAACAGCAAGGGCACGATCGCCGAGATCCAGCTTTGCCATCCGCTGGCGTTCAAGGGCACCGCCGGCAAGGCCACCAAGACCGATCAGGAATGGGGCTACCTATGAACTTTCGCGCCGACAAACACATCCCGCGCAATATGTGCCGGCGCGTCGAGGTGGTTGAGGTCGACGACAGCGGGCCGATCCAAACGATCACCGTGCTCGGCCTGGCCGACGAGTATTTCACGCTGCCGCTCAGAGCTCAGCCGTTCGGGCTGTCGGGCGTGCCGCCGGTCGGATCCGTCGGCTACCTGTTCGCCGCCAACGGCCGGCTCGACCAGGGCTTCCTGCTCAACATGGAGCACCCGAGTTATCGGCCTCGAGATCTCGCCAGCGGCGCCTGCCGCATGTACGGCCAGGCCGGGCAGTCAATCACGCAAGACGAGCACGGCAATACGATCATCAAGCCCGCGCCTGGCGGGATCGTCGACATCAACCCGCCGACAAGCTGATGGCAGACGAGCTCAAACAGAAACTCGCCGCTGAATCGCCGTGGGCCTGGCTGCGCACCAAGGTCACATCGGCACAGCAATGGTGGGCCGCCCGCAACCCGCCGATCGCCGTGCAGCACACGCGCCAGGGCCGGCATATTCCGATCTACGGCCCCAGCATGATCGAGATGGGGCTCGGGGCGGCCGAGAGCACGCTCAACTGGCTCGACTTCGCGCGCACGGGTTACGGCGGCTTCATAGGCGGGCGCGAGATGCTGGCGCCGGCGGGCCTCGGCACTGCACAGCTGGCGCGCTCACTGGCGGGCCGCGCCGCTGGCGAGCTCGGCGTATTCGGCGGCGACGTTGCCGCGCGCAACCTGGCTAAAGCCGGCCGACCAGGTGCGCAGGAGGCGCTCGAGCTCGCCAAGCAAATGGAGCGCGAGGGCTTCCCCGTCAAAGAGATCCAGAAGGTGACCACCGACATGCTGGCCATCAAGGATCCCAAGCTCGGCGGCGTGCATAGGGGCGCGGAAGGCAAATGGAAGTTTGAGATCAGCGACGAGGGTGCCGATCTCATGCCCGGCACGCACAACACCGTTGGCGGTGCGCTCTCGCATCCCGAGTTGTTCGCGGCCTATCCCGAGTTCCGCGATGTGCGCTTGTTCGGGCAGCCTGGCGTCGGCGGCGTCATGCAGCGCGAACAAGCTGGCGTGTTTGGCCGCGAGCGGCCGGCAATGGGCATCGGCGTCGACGCCGAGAACAAGCTCAGCATCATACTTCATGAGGGGCAGCACTACAGCCAGCACGTCGAGGGCTTCGCGCAGGGTGGCAGCCCGCACTCGTTTCCGCTCGACGCGGAACGGATGAAAGGCCTGTTCGCCGGAACCGTTCTGCCGGATGCGGCCTATGAACGCGCAATCGTCAATGCTGCGACGCTCGATCTGCCCGGCTTCGCCGGCAAGACGATGGCGGACGTGCGCACGCACATCTTGGCCGGACAGCTAAGCGGCAGGATCCCGACCAATCTCACCCCGATCGCCGAGAAGATGGCCGAGACCACAAGGTTTCAGCTCTATCTCGGTCTCGCCGGCGAGGTGGAAGCGCGCAACGTGCAGCACCGGCAGGGCTTCACCGCAGCGGCTCGACGCATGTGGGGCGCCGAAGAAACACAGCAAATCCCGCACGACCGGCAGATCGTGGTCGTCGGCGGCAAGCTGCAGAAACAGCTGCAGGAGACGATGCCCGGCCGACCGCGCCAGGTCACCCTCAACAAGCTGCGCGAGATGACGGCGCCGAACAAATCGATCACCACGTTCGCCTACGACATGATCGACGCCAATGGCCAATCGATCGGCAAGATCACCGGATCCTACTACCCGGGCGCGAAAGAGCTCCGGGTCAACATGATCCAGCTGCGCGATCGCGAGGGGAAGTTCGCGCATCTGCTGGGGCCAGACGACGTGCCGGGCTGGGTGCCCGAGCAAGTGTCGGCGCGCATGCTCAACCCCGGCCAGATCCGCGACGTGTTTCGCGGGCTCAAAGCGGCATACCCGTTCGAGAGCGCATCCGGCATCCGGCAGACCGGCATCCGCGGCGCGCGCACCGAAGGCGTTGGCGACAAGCGCACTGGCGCCGACGACATCACCCGCGTGCCGCTGGGAAGCAAGTTCCGCGGCGAAACCGGGCTGCCCGTCGGCGACCATGACGATCGTCACGATCGGCGCTTTGAGCTCGATGGCGAGCAATGGGAATGGATGGATTTCGAGGCCGACAAGCACATCGGCCGCAACGCGATCAGGCGTGTGGAGGTCCTCGCCGTCGACGATAGCGGGCCGATCCAGCTGGTGACCGTGCGCGGGCTCGATGGCGAGGAATACACCGCGCCATCCGGCCAGGTGTTCGGGCTCTCGAGCTCGCCGCCGGTCGGCTCCGTCGGCTACGCCTTCGCCGGCAATGGGCGTCCTGACCAGGCCTTCATGATGAACCTCGAGCACCCAGACTTTCGCCCGGTCGGCCAGGACTCAGGGGCCGTGAAGCTGTACGGCCAGGCCGGGCAATTCATCGGCATGGGCGCCGACGGCAACCTGGTGATCTCAGCGCCTGGCGAGGTGAGGCCGCAATGAAAGCGTGGGCTCGGCTCGGCGATACCGGCACGCATGGCGGCAACATCACCACGGCGGCAAGGGCTGTCCGCGCCGAGGGGCAGTTCGTCGCCCGCGCCGGCGACATTTACACGTGCCCGATTCATGGTCCCAACCCGATCCTGCCGGGCGTCGACTCGGTTACCTATCGGATCGAGGGCGCAATGCTCGCCAGGCACGGGGATCTCACCCAATGCGGGGCCAGCATCATCGCCAGCGCGGTGAAAACCTTCGACGTGTGAGGCCCCATGCGGATCCGATTCAGAGACGCCGAAGCGTGCGAGCCGGCGGCGACCACGTTTATTTGGGATACTGTGTGGATTAACGGCATCAATGCCGAGAGCGTAATCGGCGGCTACGGCGATTGGATCCTCGCCGGCCCCGGCGATCCCACCGGACAACTCGGCGGTTTCCGCGCCCGCATGCAGCTTGCAACTGCTGTGGTGCTGCAGCTTTTCAGCGATCGCAGGCTGCCCGAGGAGCTCGCCGCACCAGGCGACGCGCGCGACGATCCGCGAGGATGGTGGGGCAACTCATTGCGCCTCGACGGCGAGCCCGATGCCGAGATGGGATCGCTGCTCTGGACGCTCGAGCGCGAGCCGCTCACTCAGGCCACTGCCGACCTGGCGCGCGCGTATTGCGAGCAGGCCCTCGAGGTGATCACTAACCAAGGGGCTGTGGGACGATTCGAGGTCGAGACCTCAGTCGACATCGCCCGCGGTTTCCTGGGTATCGAGGTGCGCGCTTTCGACCATGTCGGTAACCCAGCGCTCGCCGAGGTCTTCGAGGTGCTCTGGCAGCAGATCGCGGCCCCGGCACAAATGACTTACGCGAGGTGAGCCGTGCCCTTCACGATCCCGACACTCGAGCAGATCGCCAAGCAGTGTTTCGGGGCATTCCGATCGAACCTGAAGGGCAGCGATGCTGCACTCTGGCCCAACAACGTGGCGGTCGCCGCCAAAGTGATCGCTGGGGCCATGTATGGCCCCTATTCATTTCTGGGCTACATCAGCAAGCAGATCTCGCCGGCGACGGCCGAAGGCGTATTCCTGACGCGGCACGCCACTGATCGCGGGCTCTCGCGCCTGGCGCCGACCTATGCCGAAGGCAAGGTCATCCTCAACGCAGATCCGACCGTAGTGATCTCGCCTGGCCTGATCCTGCAGCGCGCCGATGGCCTGCAGTATGAGACGCTAACCGGCGGCACCGTCACCGCCGGCGGCACGCTCGAGGTCGATGCCCGCTGCACCACGACGGGCAAGGCGGGCAATACGCAACCAGGCGTCACGCTGTCCCTCACCTCACCGCTCGAGCGCGTGCAGACCGATCACCAGGTCGGCGATGGCGGCATCGGCGCGGGCGCGGATGAGGAGAACGACGCCTCGCTGCGCGCGCGCATCCTGTTCCTGATGGCCAACCCGCCGCACGGTGGCGCGGCGCATGACTATGTGATCTGGGCGCGCGAGGTGAATGGCGTCACTCGCGTGTTCGTCGATCCCGTCACTGCCACCAACGGCCGGCACTCGGTCGGCGTGTGGTTCATGATGGATGACAGCTACACCAACGGGATCCCGCAGCCCTCCGACGTCACTGCCGTTGACACCTACATCAACAATCTGCGGCCCGCCGGCGCCGTGGTCGATATCGCCGCGCCGACGCCGGTCGTGGTCGACATCGAGATCTCCGATCTGTCGCCCGACACCACGGCCGTGCGCGCCGCGATCGAGGCCGAGCTCGTCGAGCTCTTTCGCCGCGAGCCGCAAGTGTCGACCGATACAGAGCCCTACACGCTGCACCGCTCGGTGATCAGCGAGGCCATCGCGGTCGCCACCGGCGAGCACAATCACACGCTCGTCGAGCCCGCGACCGACGTCCTCTACCTCACCGGAACCATCCCGGTGCTCGGCACGGTGAGCTTCACATGACGACCTGCATCACGTCGAAAGATCCCTATCAGTGCCCCGGCAAGCTCGAGATCTTCCGGGGCATCATCGCGCTTCTGCCGTCGGGCCGCGCCTGGCAACGGCATGAGGACCTGTTCATGCCGGGCAGCTTCATGGGCGCCGACGTCGGCGAGTTCCAGACCAACGTCGATCAGATCGGCCCGGGCGTCGACTTCGCCGACCAGCTGCCGACCGCGCAAAAGTTCTGGTACGCGGTTGCCGAGGTGATGACCGAGCTCCACGCGCGCGCCTGCGCTCTGCTCGAGGAAATGTTCTGCGCGACCGTCAGCGAGCTCGAGGCGCAATGGAAGTCTGACTACGGGATCCCCGATCCCTGCGGCACGGCGATGACGCTGTGCCAGCGCGTCGAGACCAGGGGCGGCGCCTCGACCGCCTACCTCGAGGAGCTCGCCCTATCGCTGGGCTGGATCATCACCATCACCGAATGCGACCCGCTGGCGCTGCCGAGCGCTCATACCGGCTGCATGCGCGTCGGCTGCGCCAAGACGTGCCATTGCCCGAACGACACGATGTTCGTCGACATCGACACCACTAGCGATGCCTACGTCGACACGACGGATCCGATCGTCTGCATCATCGAAAAATACAAGCCGGCCAACATCAGGCCGGTGTTCTCGCTCGATGGAGTGATCTTCTAATGTCGATCAACATCTTCGGCCCCGGCCATTATCCCGATGAGCTCGAGGTCACCTCGCGGCCGTCGCAGATCCCAACGTCCAAGCCAAACGATACGTGGTTCGACAAGTGCGACGTGGACGGCAATGGCGGCACGGTCGTCGATGAGCAGTTCCTCAACTTCCTGGTCGCGAACCTCAGATCGTTCGTCCGGCACTCCAAGATCACCGAGAGCGAGACCGATGACGACCTGCTGACCAAGGCGCTCGCGGTCTACTCATCGGGCCGCGGCCGTTACGCGGTCGATGGCGGCACGCTCAACGCGCCGAGCCTGGCCGCGCCCACCGGCGGCACCGTGCCGTTGCTGTCGCCGATGCTCTACACCGGCCTGACCGTCGAGTTCTTCCCGGCCTTCACCAACCTCGGCAACGCGACGCTGGTCTACAATGCGCTGGCGTCGAAGAAGATCCTGCGCGCCGATGGCAGTGAGATCGAGCCGACGGCCCTGCAGGTCAACAAGCGCGCGATCGCGCACTACGACGCGGCGGCGAACTCGGCGGTCGGCGCCTGGATCCTGTCGAGCCCGAACGTCACCGGCGAGATGGTGCCATCGATCCGGAGCTCGCCGCCGTTCGGTGCACTGCGCTGCAACGGCCAGAGCATCGGCAATGCCTCCTCGAGCGCCACCGCTCGCGCCAATGATGATTGCTTCCCGCTGTTCTATTGGCTCTGGACGAACTTCTCTAACTCGATCCTGACTATCCAGACCAACGCCGGCGCCGCCACCACGCGCGGTGCCGATGCGAAGGCAGATTTCGATGCCGCCAAGCGCATGCCGCTGCCCGACATGCGCGGCCGTGGGTTTTTCGGCATGGATGGCATGGGCACGTCGGTTGCCAACCGACTGAGCTCGGTCGGCTCGCCCGACGTCATGGGTTTCGTCGGCGGCGAGGACACGCATCAGCTGACCGAGTCCGAGCTCGCGAGCCATGATCACAGCGTCCCCGGATCGTCGGGTCTTTCCGGCGCCGCGCCCGACAGCTTCAGCGGCACACTCAACCGCTACTCGAGCACCACGCCGACGCTGACGGGAAGCACCGGCGGCGACGTCGCGCACAACAATATGCCGCCCTACTGGCTGGGCCCCTGGCTGATCAAACTGTGAGGCTCCATGCCGCCCGTCCTGACGTTCCTGCCCTCATCGGGCGTCACCGATCGCCCGGCTCGCACCGATACCATCGGGCGGAAATTGTGGGCCAAGAACGTCACCTCGCCCGGCGGCGATGACGGCACAAAAATCGATGCGACCTGGCTCAACGATTTCGCCGGCCTAATCCGCGGCGTGTTCGATGGCCTCGGCTTCGACGCCACGCCTGGCGATGACACGGCGCTGGCGCGCGCCATCCTGCAGGCGATCCAAGCCAATTCGTCGGGCTTCACCTACCTGGGCATGTGGAATGCCACCACGAACAGCCCAACTATTGTCAGCGGCACAGGCACCGCCGGCGACCTTTACATCGTCAACGTCGCAGGCACGACGACGATCGACGGCATCTCATCATGGGCCGCCGGCGATCTGATCGTATTCAACGGCACCGTCTGGCAGAAGGGCACGAACATCGTAGCGGCCGGCCCGACGGGGCCGACCGGCGCGACAGGGCCCACAGGGCCAACTGGCGTCACGGGGCCCACAGGGCCAACTGGCGTCACCGGCGCCACCGGCCCGGCGGGGGCCGCAGGGCCCACAGGGCCCACGGGGCCCACAGGCGTCACGGGAGCGACGGGCCCCACGGGGGCGGGCGCAACGGGCGCAACGGGGCCAACAGGCCCCACAGGCGTCACGGGAGCGACGGGGCCCACTGGCGCCAGCGTCGGCATTACGCAGGCCTACTCGTCGACCACGACCGACGCGGATCCCGGCAGCGGGATCTTCAGGCTCAATCATGCGACGCCGGCGAGCGCCACCGCGGCATATCTCGACAATCTCGACGCCGGCGCCGTCGATATCTCCGCTCTGCTCGACACCTGGGACGACAGCACCAACACCGTGCGCGGCCGGCTGCGCATCCAGAAGCGGGTTGATCCGACGGTATGGGCCGAGTGGGACGTCACGGGCTCGGTCGTCGATGGCACCGGCTATCGCAAGCTGACACTCGCCTCGGGCATCGGCTCGGGCGCCTTCACCAACACCGACGTGTTCGTGCTGCAGTTCATTCGCGCCGGCGACGTTGGGCCAGTGGGCGCGACGGGAGTGACCGGCGCGACCGGGCCAACAGGTGTCACGGGAGCGACGGGGCCAACCGGCGTCACGGGGGCGACCGGGCCGACCGGGCCAACCGGGCCAACCGGGCCAACCGGCGTCACCGGCGCGACAGGACCGACGGGCGCCAGCGTCGGCATCCGCCAGGCCTACTCATCGACGACGGCCGACGCAGATCCTGGCAGCGGCATTTTCAGGCTGAACAACGCGACGCCGGCGAGCGCCACGGCCGCCTACCTCGACAACAATGACGCGGGCGCGGTCGATATTTCCGCGCTCCTCGATACGTTTGACGACAGCACCAACACCGTGCGGGGAACGCTACGCGCACAGAAGCTGGGCGACCCGACGGTGTGGGCGCAATGGAACATCACCGGATCAGTCGTCGATGGCACGGGCTACCGCAAGCTGACGCTGGCGTCTGGCGTTGGATCCGGCGCCTTCACCAACACCGATGTGTTCGCGCTGGTCTTCACGCGCGCCGGCGACGTCGGTCCAGCTGGCGCGACGGGCCCGACCGGGCCGACCGGGCCCACAGGCGTCACAGGCGCAACGGGCCCGACAGGTGTGACGGGCGCCACCGGACCAACCGGACCAGCCTCGACCGACGTCAAGACGGCGACCATCGTTGCAGTGCTCGGCAACGGCGTGGCGGTTATCACCGCCAACACCTACGTCGACGTGCGCGTGCCATGGGCCTGCACGATTCAAGCTGCGTCGATGCTGGCCGACGCATCCGGCTCCGTGACGGTCGAGATCCGCAAGTGCACCTATACGCAGTTTGACGACAGCGCCCATCCCGTCACCGGCGACAAGATCAACTCGTCGACGCCGCCGACGATCTCATCGGCCACCAAGTCGAAAGACACGACGCTGACCAGCTGGACAACGTCGATCTCGGCCGACGACGTGCTGCGCTTCATCGTGACGGGCTCGCCGGCGACCATCAAGCAAGTGAGCGTCATGCTCGACGTTCTGAGGACCTGATGCCGCAGGATCCCAATGTGCGGCGCTTGAAAGGCCTGGTGAGCAAGCGCCGGCGCATCTTCCGCACGGGCTTCTTCGCGATCGCCGCCGGCGTCTCCATGTCGGCGGTCATCGTCTCGACGCCCGAGCTCGATCCGACGAACGGCAAGGCGGTCGGCTGGCGCGACGCGCACTATCACGTGCTGAAGGACATGGGCACGGGGCAGCGCGAGATCCTCGCCGTCAGCACAATCGTGTTCCTGACGACCACCGGCACCAACAACGTCACGATCCCCAGCGATTGGAACAGCGCCGACAACTCCGTCGAATGCATTGGTGCCGGCGGTGGCGGCGGCCGCAACTTGAACAATCTGACGGGCGGCTCTGGCGGCGGTGGCGCCGGCGCCTACCGCAAAAATACAAATCAAAGCTACACGCCCGGAGCGACCAGGTCATACACCGTTGGCGCCGCCGGCACCGGCGGCACGACGTCGGGATCCAACGGCGGCACCGGCGGCGACACCAGCATCAAGCAGGACGACAATTCGACGACGGCCGTGCTCGCCAAGGGCGGAACCGGCGGCAACCAATCGGCCACCGGCGGCGTGGGCGGCGAGCAAACCGGCAATACCGGCGGCACCGGCACGACCAGCCAGAAGGGCGGGAACGGCGGCACAGTCGGCGGCTCATCGCGCGGCGGCGCGGGCGGCGGCGGCGCTGGCGGTCCCAACGGCGATGGGGCGGCCGGGGCATCGGGGGCGGCCTCGAACCAAGGCGCGGGCGGCGGCGGCGGCGCGAACGGCGGCACGGCAGGCACGGCCGGATCCACCAGCAACGGCGGGGCCGGCGGCAATGGCCGGGGCGGCTCGGGCGGTGGCACTGGCGGCGTCGCGGCGAACGGCGGCAATGGCAGCAATGGCGGCGGTGGCGGCGGTGGCGCTTCGACGAAAAACGGCGGCCAGGGCGGGCAGGATACGATCTGGACGCAGACGAGCAACTCGGCGACCGCCGGGCCTGGCGGTGGTGGCGGTGGCGGTGGCGGGGGCGGCACGCCCGCGGGCATCGGTGGCGCGTCGACCAATGGCTACGGCGGCGGTGGCGGCGGTGGCGGCGGGACCGGTGTCACCTCCGGCAACGGCGGCGACGGGCGGCCGGGCATCATCATTCTGACCTACACGCCGATCAACGGCGGAAACAAATGCTGGATCATGGCGTGAGGGAAACAAATGGCTGCTAACGACATCCTCTCATTTCACCCCGACAGCGGCGTGGCCACGAGGCCGGCGCGTTCGGACACGGCGAACCGCAAGGCGTACGCGAAGAACGCGACGCCTGGCGAAGACGATGGCACCAGGATTGACGCGACCTTCCTGAACGACCTGGCCGGGCTTGTGCGCGGCGTCTTCACCTCATTCGGCTACGTGCCCACCGCCGGCGTCGACACGGCGCTCGCCGCGGCGATCGACGCACGCATCACGGTGTCGGCCGCTCCCTGGCTCTACAAAGGCCTATGGAACGCGGCGACGAACACGCCGGCGCTGGTCTCGAGCGTCGGCACGCGCGGCGATCTGTACGTCGTCAGCGTCGCGGGCACGACGAACCTCAACGGCGAAACCGGCTGGCAAGTCGGCGATCTGGTGCTGTTCAACAATTCGATCTGGCAGCGCGGCCCGTCGGTTTCGGTGGGCACACCTGGCGCCACGGGCGCGACGGGGCCGACAGGGCCAACCGGGCCGATCGGCGCGACGGGCCCCTCGGGCGGACCCACGGGCCCGACAGGGCCCACCGGCGTCACCGGCGCAACGGGACCGACCGGACCGACGGGACCTGCAGGCGCGACCGGCCCCGTAGGCGCGACCGGCCCAATCGGCAACACCGGCCTCACCGGCAATGCCGGACCTGCGGGAGCCACCGGCCCGACGGGTCCGACCGGACCCACTGGCGTCACGGGCAACACCGGCGGCGTCGGCGCAACCGGCCCTGCAGGCGCGACCGGGCCGACAGGGCCCACCGGCGTCACCGGCCCAACTGGACCGACAGGGCCGACCGGACCGAACGGATCCTCGATCAATACGCAGTCGGCCAGCTACACGCTGGTGATCGGCGATGCGAACAAGCTGGTCGAGATGAACAACGCCAGCGCCAACAACCTGACGATCCCGCCCAACTCGAGCGTCGCCTTCCCGCTCGAGACCATCCTCAACGTCACGCAGCTGGGCGCCGGGCAGACCACGCTGGTCGCCGGTGCCGGCGTGACCATCCGCAGCCGCAACGGTCTCAAGCTCGCCGGCCAGTACGCGGTCGCCTCGCTCTACAAGCGCGCCACGGATGAGTGGGTCGCAAGCGGAGATCTCTCGGTATGATATTCGACGCGCCGCCACCGCCGCCGCTGTGGATCCCGAAGCCGGCGATCATTCGTCCGCAGGCGAAAGAGCTCATCCCGCCGAAGCTGGCCAGGCTCATTCCGCCATCGCTGGCGATGCCGTTCCTGCCGGGCTTCCGCGTCTACATCCCGCCAGCGAGCGCGCTGTTCCAGGCCATCACGCCCTCGAGCTCGTCGGGCACCAATTACACGTTCACCGGGGCCGCACTCGGCACGCCGCAGGGCGTCAGCCAGGTGTTCGTCTATGCGTACATTTGGAGCACGGGCAACCAGGTCCTGATCAACTCCGTGTCGATCGACGGCACCAACGGCACGATCCACGTGCAGTCGATGGGCTACTACGGCACCGGCAGCCGCACCGCGCGCGTTGGTATCGCCTCGCGGGCCACGTCCAACACCAGCGGCGACATAGTGGTCAATGGCAGCGCCTCGAGCCTGGGCTGCGCGATCGCCGTCTATCGCGTCAACAATCTGAAGGGCGGCGGCGGCATTGACGACTTCGCCGCGGCCAACTCGGGCAGCAACGCAGCGCCCTCGAGTCCGATCTCGAGCTCGCTCGACACCACGGTGCAGAACAGCATCCTGATGCTCGCCGGCACACTGGTCGATGCCGCTCCGTCATCGGTGAGCGGCGCCACGCAAGACGGCAGCACCACGACTTATCCGACGTCCACAAACATCGGCCGCGCGTGGGCTGGACATGACAACGGCCTTGCAGCACAGACCAATCGAAGCGTGTCGATGACGAACGGCGCGCACGTCGCGGCGATAGCGGCCGTGACGCTCCATTGAGGGGGCTCAATGCGATTTCACGTTGTCAGCCTGCCGCACACGCAAGTGACGCGGCAATTCGAGGCCTGCGCCTACACCGCCAAAGTCCGCAAGTTCTGCATGATGCTGAAGATGCTCGGGCATCACGTGACGCTATACGCCGGCGAGCAGAACGAAGCTCCCGTCGACGAGCTCGTGCCCTGCATCTCTGAAGCGCAGCGCCAGGCGGCCGTAGGCCGGTGGCACCACTTCACTGCGGCGTCGTTCGATTGGACGCTGCCGCACTGGCAGACCTTCAACGCCAACGCGATCGCCGGCATCAAGGCCCGAGCTCAGCCGCGCGATTTCGTGTGCATCATCGCCGGCCTGGCGCATAAGCAGATCGCCGACGCGCTGCCCTCGCTCATGACGGTCGAGTTCGGCATTGGCTACGGCGGCAATTTCTCCCGTTACCGGGTCTTCGAATCCTATGCCTGGATGCACGCCTGCTATGGCGCGCAGGCCCGCAATCAGGATCCTCACTCGATCGACCCGCCGTGGTTCGATACGGTTATCCCCAACGCGGTCGACCCCACCGAGCTCCCTTTCGAGCCCATCAAGCTCGACTACTTCCTTTTCATGGGCCGGCTGATCGAGCGGAAGGGTTACACGATCGCCGTCGACGTTTGCCGCGAGATCGGCGCCAGGCTGATCATTGCCGGCCAGGGCACCCCGCCGCCTGGCGTCGAGTATGCCGGCGTCGTCGGCCCGGCCGAGCGGGCAACGCTGATGGGCGGCGCGATCGCGCTGTTCGCGCCCACGACCTACCTCGAGCCGTTCGGCGGTGTCGTGGTCGAGGCCATGATGTGCGGCACGCCCGTCATCACCACGGATTGGGGCGCGTTCGTCGAGACCAACGAGCACGGCGTCACGGGCTTTCGCTGCCGCAACAAGCGCGAGTTCATTGCCGCCGCCCGCATGATCGCCAAGGGCACGCTCAACGCCAACGACATCCGCGGCCGGGCCGTTGCCAAGTACAGCCTTGGAGCCGTTGCGGTGCAGTACCAGGACTATTTTGAGCGCCTCATGACGCTCTGGGGCGATGGATGGAACGCCGCCTGAGCTTTCCCCGGCATCGGCGAACCCCCGCGAATCTGACAAGGCTGTGGGCGCAATCCTTTCGGGGGCGCCCATGCAAGTCGAGATCGTTGACGACAAGGTGCACATCAACGGCCTGCCCGTGCCGTTCGTGCCGTCCCCCAACACCTCGGGCGCCAGGATCGAGCCGCAGCTGCTGATCCTGCACGACACCGCGGGATCCACCGGATCCGGCGCCGTCGAATGGTTCAAGAACCCCTCGAGCAAAGTCTCGGCCCACCTGGTCGTCGATCTCGACGGCAGCGTCACGCAATGCGTCGAGCTCGATCGCGTGGCTTGGCACACCGGCAAGAGCTCCTGGGGCGGTCGCGCCGGCTGCAATTCGTATGCGATCGGCATCGAGATCGTGAACCCCGGCGGGCTCAAAGGCGGCTGCGATCGCGCCGTCGCCGAGTTCGGCAAGATCTACACCGGCGCAGTCGAGGCCTCGGATTCATGCCACTGGTCGAAGCTCTGGATGCCCTACACCGAGGCGCAGCTGGCCGTGGTCGAGCTCCTCGTCGCGGCGATCGGCCGGGCCTATCCGAAGATCGCCGAGGTGCGCGGCCACTACGAGATCTCGCCAGGCCGCAAGGAAGACCCCACGCCGCTGATGCCTTGGGACCGCATGCGCGCGGCGCTCGGGACTCGCACCATGGTCGAGTTCCATCCGGCGCATGCCGTGAAGGAAATGCAGGCCGCGCTGGCCGAGCTCGGCTATCCCGTCGGCAAGGTGGACGGCCTGATGGGCCAACGTACACGTGCCGCGATCTTCGCCTTCCAGCAGCAGAACAAGCTCGCGGCGACCGGGAGCTACGATGCGGCCACCGAGGCCAAGCTCTTTCATCCTGAGAACCCGCCGAAAGAGATGCCGATCGGCACGCGCGCCGAGACCACGGCCGCCGATCTGCGCGCCGGCGGATCCGTGACGACCTACAGCACGGCCGCGCTCAAAGGCGCCGCCGGCGTCGCCGCAGGCATCCAGGTCGGCTCGAGCCTGATGGACATGACGTCGGCCGTGAACGACGTGAGCTCGACGGTCACCACGGTTGAGACCGCTCTCAAGACTGCCGATCGCGTCGACGCTCTGGTGCCGAAGCTGGGCGCGCTCGTCACCTGGTCGCAGACCACGCGCGGCCTGGTCGCGATCGCCATGCTCGTGCTGCTCACGGGCATGTGGATCCTCGGCAAAGTCATCGAGAGCCGCCGCGTCAACGATGCGAAGACGGGAGCCAACGCAAAATGATCACTCTGCTCTCGTGGGCGCTGCCCACTCTCAAGTTCGCCAAGTCTTGGATCCCGGGCTGGTCGCAGGTCCGGGCTTTTCTCTGGGCGCTCGCCATCAGTGCGCTGTTCGGTGCCGGCGCGGTCGCGGGATCCTGGGGAGCTCGTCGCGGCGAACCCGCCCGCATCGAGAAGGCGGCGCGTCCGCTGTGCGACGCCTGGAACGCCAAGGCCCGCGAGCTCCAACTCAGGAAGGCGCTGGTGCAGGCCGAAGCGCAGAACACATTCCGCGGCGAGCGGATCAGCACTCTCGATAAATCGGTCAAGGAGCTCGAGGATGAACTTTCAAAGCGCAAAGACACTCGGCCGTCTGCTGATAGCGAGTGCGTGCCTGGCGACTCTCCCTGGCTGCAGCAGTCTGAGCGGCCTGTTCGACGCTCCAAGCGCTGAGTTTACCTCGCCGGCCGAGGTGAACCTGGCGCAGATCGCCTGCCCGCCGCAGGACACCGCCACGCGCCTCGAGACGACGCGCGTCGTGCAGCGGCCGAAGCATTGGGGCAAGCCCGGCGCCGACGGCAAGCCGCAGGGCGCTACGGGCAAGGAAATGATGAGCCTGATCGACCAGCACGAGATCGGCCAGGCGCGGAAGAATGGAACGCTGTCTCGCGTAATCGCCGAACACGATGCCTGTCGCGGTGAGACGAAACCGAGCAGCTGATGAGGGCCACTCCAATGTCGGAGCAACAAAATGCAATCGCCGCCGCCCTTCAATCCCTACGAGCAGAACTCGCCGCCGGCGGCGGCGTCGACGCTCGGCGAGCGGGTCGCAGTGCTCGAGACACAGCACCGGCACCTCCATGGGGCGGTGCACGAGGTCAAGCATCGGTCGGACGGCTTATGGCAACACGTGGCGGCCATGGAACGGGCGGGGGCGGAAGCCGTGAAGGCTTTGCCGGATCTGATACAGGCGGCAGTGACACCTTTGGGCGAGCGCCTGCACAAGCTGGAGTCGAGATGGTGGGAACCACTGCGACCCTACCTCGGCCGAGTGTACCTGGCGGGGATCCTGCTGGCATTCGCGTTCGGCTGGAAACGCATCACCGGCGAAGCCCTGCCCGTGCGCGTGTGGATCGAAATGATAATCAAAAATTTCTTCAGCTGATGGAAAGCCCGCCGGTCAAAGTCTGCGCGAAGTGCCTTTCATGGCTGGTGCTGATCGTGGCCGTCGTGATGATCTACACCGGGCACCATCCCTGATGCTGTCGATATGGCTTTGGCTGGCAATCGCCGCCGGCATCTACAGCGCCACGATCTACGCAATTATCTACGCGGGTGACATCGACGACGACGACGCGATCTAGTTAATCCAAGTTAGTGCGCGCCAGGTCGCGCTGAGCTATAAAAAATTGGGAGCGCGAACCCCTCCCCCCGAGGTTTCCTCCGCGCTCCTCTGATCTGGCCAGATCGTCTACATTTTGATCGGCAGCACACCGAGCCACGTTAGTAGCTCGGTTGCTGCCCATGCCGTGACGGCCCCAAGGCAGAACAGCACGGCATAAGCCACCCATTTCACGATCAATCAATCCTCGCAGTCTGCGGCGTCGTCATGCCAGGGCTTCAGCCACCAGAGCAGCCTGGCGACGACGCCGATGGCGATGCCCCAGAAGGCCACCCACCGCGTCGTGCTGCTGAGCGATAGCGACCACGCCGCAAGCTCCGACCAGAACCACGCCACCGCGCCGATCGCGACCGTCACCGCCAGCAGCGCGAAGGCCGCGATCGGCTCGTCCCACTCAGATCCCCAATCCTGCATTGTCATTCTCCCCTGGTTGCTTTTGCGTATGCGTCGGACCCGGAGGTCTTGCCATAGAGCTCGCGCACGGCGGCCTCATTGCCGGCGGCCCACTCGAGGAACGTCACCATGGATTGCATGACATGCGTCTGATAGACGGCCTCGTGGTCCTTCATCTTTCCGTTCGCCACGCGGCTCGGATAGACGGCCTTGCGCAAGGCGAGCTCGCGCTTGGCGGCGGTCGCCATCTCGGCCAGCGTGACGCGCTTTCCAGTGATCTCAGGGTTGGTCATCATTGCTCACCTCCTCATCATGCTTCGATTAAACCGTGTCGCACCGCGTATCTGACGAACGCGACGGTGCCCCTGATTTGCAGCTTGTCGCGGATGTGCTCGATGTGCCGATCGACGGTGTGGATGGTCACGTCCAACTCGTGGGCGATCTGCTTTCGGCGGCATCCCATAATCACCATGTCGAAGACCATGCGCTCGCGCGTGCTCAGGGCGCTATGCGGGGGGAACGGGAGCACCTTCGACGGGGGCATCGTCGCCTCCAATAAAAAACCCCGGCGCCGAAGCACCGGGGGCTCAGTCACACGGGAAGGAAAATTCGGGGGGCTTATGGTGCGCCAGGCTTGCGCGCAGGATGCGCCGGCGGATCCTCGTAGAACGACCAGTTGAGACCGAGCCGCAGCGAGTGCGCGGTGCGATCGACGTCGATGGGCGTGCCCAAGACCATGATCTGGTCGGCCGGGCTGAAGTCGACGCGGTAGCGGCCGTCGAGGCTCATGTGCTTTGAGAACTTCCACTCGATGCCAAGAACGGCGAGCGGTGCATCGCCGCGCGGCATGCCGATCGAAAGGCCGGGGCCGGCGCTCAGATCCTTGACCCACGTCCAGCCGTAGCCGACGCCGACGTAGGCCATTGCGTGCGGGGCGAAGACGTAGCCCATGCGGGCCAATACGCTCGCACCCTTGTCGAGCGTGGCGCCCGAGGTGCCGATCGCCGGCGCGGTGCCGTCGGTCATGCGGTACAGGTCGAAGCTGGCTTCGACGCCGAATACCGACCAGGGCGTCAGCTGACGATTCCAGCCGATCTGCGCGCCGGCCAGGCCGGTCGTTACCTGGCCGCCATCCTCGAAACCGCTCACTGCGAGCCTGGTGTCGACGATGGCGCCGCCGGCATGCACGCCGACATAGGGGCCATTGAATTGTGCTTCTGCGGGGAAGGCGAGGATGAACAGCGCCACCATCAGGGCGGTGCTCTTGCCGATCGAGCGGCCTTTCAAGAACAAGGGAAGCATCGGAGATCTCCGTCTTGACAGCAGTGCTGGTGGCACTGGCATGGACGGATTCGCGATGTATGGCGATGGTGGGCATGCAACTCATTCAGAACCAAATCCGGTCATCGAAGATCACCGCGACCCCGTAGATAGCGGGCAAGCTCTCGGGATCGAGGGCCGGGCGCAGCCGCAAAGTAGCGGCGCGGTAGATCGCGGTAGCGGCTTCATTGCGGGGCCGTCTGTTGTATTGCGGGCCGCCGATCTCATCGACGAACATATCGGCCTGCCGCCCGTTCCGCAGCACTCTGACGCGCTCGAGCTCGGCGCCCGCGCCCAGCGCCGGCATTACCACGGCCTTGATGGCCTCAAGGCCTGGCCCCGGGAACAGCGGCAGATCGAAATCGTCGGGCTGGAAGTCGATCGCATCGAGCCCCCCCTTGGGCTTTTCTGGGATCTGGAATGCAACGTGGACTTGCTCGGCCTTGTCGGATCCCGGGCGCAGAATGCTCATCACCGTGGTGCAAGTTCTGTCCATTATGTGCCTCCAAAAAAAGAGGCCGCAGGGTTGCCCCCACGGCCAATGCCTAACCCGTGCGCGCGACCGGGATCGGATTGTCGGCAGTTTGACTGAGCGCCTCGGCGGGGATTCGGGGAAGGGGGCCGAGGCACTCAATTTGGTCGCGTCGCAGTTGCATGACATGCAACATGGTTCGCCTCAAGCTCTCTCGCCAGGATCGGTGCGATG